CCCAAACTTCTTGATAATGCTGCATTTGCCGCTGCAATTTCTGGTGGCATAACGCTTCTTAGCGACCCACCTAATCTGGTAAATTCTTGAGATAAGCCACCCGAATTGTCAGAGTAAATTGGTTTAAATTCTACAGTAGAACCAAAAACAGGTGATTTTAATGTAAAATAACTTTTAGGGAATATTTTTCTTGGATCCAATAAATCTGCTACTGTTTCTATTCCTTCTGTTCTTATTTGTAAAACCTTTTTAACACTATCTAAATCATTCCCACCAATTTCAGTCAGTGCATTATATAATGCTTTTAATATAACAGGAGGCGTTGAACCCCGACGTTCAAGTATTGTTCTTACATCAATATTTTTTTCTTCTAATTTACCAACAATAATAGACAAGGCACTGGTTTGTGATAATCTACCAATCAATTGTCCGGGGTTGCCAAGTTGTGAAAGTTCAGAAAAATCAAGAAGTCTTCCTATTTTTTCAAGATCTTCACCAAATGCGGTTGTTGCTAAAGTTACACCAGAGATTCCTGATGTAATCCAATTGTTCATGTCTGTAAATGTAGGTTCTGCACCTTCAAGTGCTGTTACAGAATCAGTAAATTGATTGTTTTGTCTTGCATATGATTCTGACAATGCGATTGCTGCAGAAAATCTTTCAACATTTCCTGTTATAGAATTTATGTTGTTTTCTGAAACATCTGCGGAACCAACCAGTGTCTCTGCAATCCAGTCGGGTAACAGTTGTAAAGGGGTGTTGAAATTTTCAGATGTAACAGAAGGACCTAAAATATCCCTTGTTGTTTTGTTATAAATTCCCAATATATCAAAAAATACACCATCTTCATTAACTACATTATTCCAAGAATCAATTATTTCTTGATCAGAAGTGCCGCCTTCAAAATTCTGCAAAAACTCTATTAATCGCTGATACCAATTTTGTGATGATAGTGAGTTTATTTGAAAAACTAAATTATTGAGACTTAATTCTACTTCAAGTTGAGTTTCTTCATCTAAGACAGTACCAATACCTTGACTACCCCCTGAGCCAAGTGCATTTCCTAAACTACCGGGATCGACGAATGCAGCACCCGCTTTAAGAACAGTAGCGTTTACTAACCCTGTCGGAATCATTAAGTACCCACCAAGACGTTTGAACTACCAGTTGCACGTGCGTGTCCGCAACTATCTGTGGCCCCAACATAAACAACAGGACGCCCTTCAGCAAGAACAGTTCCACTTCCTTGAGCAACAACTGCGGCACAATGACTTGGGCTATCAGGACATGGTGGATGTGCACTTACTCTATCACCAATTAGAGATGTTGGAATACCATTTGTCAACACCGTTGAAGAACCGGGACCTACAACGGATCCTCCTGCGTTATTGATATCCCCTAGCCTAACTACTGGACTTGTCATATTTTACCGCCTTTGCCGCATCTCCCCATCTTTTTGCAGCCTCTGTCGCTTCATCTTTGGTTTCATAGGTTTTTACCACTGTTGTATTAAAGTCCATGGTTTCTGTTAATTCTGTCACATAAAGCCATTGATCATCAAAAGGAACTAATATAGCCCATAAATTCATAAAAATTCCTTTAAGTTAAAAAATTACCCTGTAACGATTTGTTTAGTTTCTGTGCTAATGCCAGTTGTGGCTTCAATCCAATTTGTACGAACATCTTCACGGGTTGAACCAATCATTACACAACTACTTTTATTTATTGTGACTGAATTCTCATTATTATTGGTGAATAATCCCGGCATTAATTGTAGTCCTTGCTGGGATACTACAACCATGATAGGCTGCTCTGCTTCGTATGAGTCATCGGTTTGATCAACAATTTTTGTAACAATTTCTTCACCCGATGCGAGTTTAATGGTGTAAATTTCATTTTTTTCTATTTTCATAATTTTGCCTTTATGTGAACATATGTAGTTATTACATTGCTAAAACATTAAGATTTTAAATGCTGCTTTAACTCGGTAAAGCCACCAACATAATGCCCAGCAACAATTATCTGTGGCATCGTAATTTTTTCTTCTGGATTAATATCATGATATTCTGTAAGCCAATCAACCATTTGATCTTTAGTATAATCTGTATTGATGTTTCTTTCATCAAATTCAATTTCATTATCTTGAAGAAGTTTCTTAGCCCATTCACAATAAATGCATTGATTTTTTGTCCAGATTATTGCACTCATTTTTTTCTCCGTTGTTTATGTTTAGATTTGAGTAAGGAATCAGAAAGCCGATGTATTATACATGCATCTTCTGGTATTGGTTCTCCGGGGATTTTTAATAAAACAAAATAATTTGAGGGTAATTCAAAAAGTTTTAATTCTTCTGAAAATTTTTTCCATACAATATTGAATATACCATCATCTATTCCACCTTTTGCAATTTCATCACACCATGCATTGACAAATTTCATTGTTCTTTTAGAATAATTAAACCATATTGAACCAACATGAATTCTATCTACTTGATTTACCGAATGATTTGCTGCGATATCGTAATTCATAATGTCATCACTAAACAGCAAATCAGGTTTAGTAATTATTCCGCCATCAACATCCATCCAGAATATTGGTTTCTTAAATTTTTCAAGTGTTTCTCTAATAAAAAGAGGTTTTATATTACAATTTTTACGATAGTCATCATATGATTTCTTCTCTACAATATGATAATCTAAGCCTAATCTCTCACAATCTAAAGATAATTGAGTGGCATATTCTGGATATTTCCATTCTGGTGTATAGAAAGAAGTTACAATAGTCATTAAAACACTTTTTCATATCCATACTTTTCAGAAAACTTATTAATTAATTTCTTTACATCCTCTGAAACTTCTGCAAATTGTTCTATCATTTCGTCAAAATTTTTATGTTTTCTTGTGTTTTCTTTTTTGTCATGTACTGAAAATTTTGCAGAAATGCCATTTTTACTTAAAGATTCAAAAAGTTTTAATTGCTCATCTTCTACTCTAAATGTGACATCAGGATTCATTTCTACAACTTTTAAATCATAAAGACACAAACTTAAAATGGCATTTTCTATTGGGTTATCAGAATCAGATAATCCAAGAATTTTCTTTCTATAATCAAATGACTTTTCTTTATTATCTTCAGTATAGACTATAGATGGGATGGAATAATAAGGATTCCTAACATTATAAATTAAGAAATCAAAATTTGGTCTGCAACCAACTTGTATTGTATAGGGATATGGTCCTTGTTCTTTTATTAACTGCCAAGCGACTATACCATCATCTCCGAATCTTTCATGGTCAACATCCAGCCCCCACTTTTTAAGAATTTTACTAGTAAATCTAGTCCCTGTTCTTGGATGTCCGAGTCCCAATATATATTTTTTTCTTGTTTCCACGCAATTACTTATCTTAGATAAGTCTGCTGGCTTTGGCATTAATTAATCTACAATCCCAGCCTTTACTGTTTTTAAAATATAGTGTAGTCCAGCGGCATATACAATTGCATATACTGATATATAACCAATTAAACTGGTGAGTGCCATTGGTCCTGTTAAAGATGGAGTTAATGCGTCTGCATGTGTAATAATTCCATGTATTAACCAAGGTGCTCTACCAATTTCTGTGACAAACCACCCAGCAATAACTGCAACAAACGGGGCTGGAATCATTAATACCAAGAATTTATGAAATAATTTGTTAGTATATAACTTTCCTGTCATACGCAAACCAAGTGACATCACTGCTGCCAGTGCCATTAATACACCAATTCCAACCATAACTCTGAATGACCAGAATACACCAAAAACCCAAGGCTGTTCTTCTTTCGGTGTTTGATCTAACCCGGGAACAATACCGTCGGGGTCATGCTTTAATATGACACTTGCTAAACTAGGTATCCCAACCTCAAGGTGGTTAGTTTGATTTTCTTGATCTGGAATTGCAAATAGTAAGAGAGGGACATTTCCTGAGGTTTCCCAGTTGCCCTCCATCGCAGCCAACTTAGGGGGTTGATATTCTAATGTATTCAACCCATGAAAATCACCCACAATAATCTGAGCAGGTGCTGCAAATAAAATTAGCCACATACACATTGATAATGCTTTTTTGTGTATTTCAACATCCTTATTTTTCATTATAAACCAAGCACTTACGCCGCCCACGACAAATGCACCAGTCAAGAAACTGGCAATTCCCATATGTACAAAACGATAAGGAAATGATGGATTAAAAATGGCAGCACTCCAATCAACAACATGAATTGTGTTATTGATTACTTCTATTCCTGCTGGTGTGTGCATCCAAGAGTTAGCAGCCAAAATCCAGAAAGAAGAAACGAACGTGCCAACAGCAACCATAATTGCTGCAAATAAATGTGTTCCTGCAGGGACTTTATCCCTACCAAATAACAACACACCCAAGAACGCAGCCTCTAAGAAGAATGCAGTTATAACCTCATAACTCAGCACTGGTCCAAGAAAATTAGCTGACATCTGCGAAAAGTTGCTCCAGTTAGTGCCAAACTGAAATGACATTACTATGCCAGATACAACCCCCATGCCAAATGCAATGGCAAAAACTTTTGTCCAGAACCCCGCTAATGCATGATACGCTGCGTTACCTGTTTTATAATACAGTCCTTCAAGCAACGCAATAAACGATGCAAGACCGATAGAAAATACCGGAAATACAGCATGAAATGTTACTATGAATGCAAATTGCAATCTTGATAGTGCTAGTGGGTCAGACAAAAAGTCCATTGGGTTATCCCTCTTTGTTGTTTAGGATATCTGCAATACGGCTTGCTAATTCTCTAAACCATTGGGCATCATGTCCCTTGGTAGTTTCAGCGGCTGTTCCAATTCGTATACCAGATGTTTCTAAAAAATTTCTTGGGTCATTTGGTATGCCATTCTTATTTACCGTGATTCCATTAGATTCTAAGAGATCAGCAGCAGCCTTGCCAGACCATTGTGTTTCTGATAAATCAAGCAAAATAATATGACTATCAGTGCCATCAGTTAGTGTCTTTATTCCCTTATCCCTAAAAACATCACACATCGCCTTTGCATTTTCAATGACTTTTTTACTATAATCTTGAAATGATACATCTAATGCCTCTGAGAAACACTGTGCTTTAGCAGCCACAATATTCATAAGAGGACCACCTTGTGTGCCGGGGAATATGGCGGAGTTTATTTTTTTACTGTATTCCTCATTGTTCCACAATATCATACCGCCACGGGGACCACGAAGAGTTTTATGTGTAGTTGAAGTCAAAAAATCAGCGTATGGAACTGGATTTGGATAAGCACCACCAGCAATTAGCCCAGAATAATGAGCCATATCCACTAGCAGATATGCACCCACGTCATCGGCTATCTGTCTAAACCGCTTCCAGTCAATTTCTCTAGGATATGCAGATGCACCTGCGACTATAATATGTGGATGCACTTCATTAGCAATGCTTTCTATTGCATCATAATCAAGAAACCCGTTTTCATCTACACCATAAGAATATGATTTATATACTTTTCCTGATATATTAACTTTAGCACCATGAGAAAGATGACCGCCTGATGCCAAATCCATGCCTAATATTACATCACCGGGTTTTAAGAATGCTTGATATACCGCTGTGTTTGCATTAGCACCCGAATGCGGCTGAACATTGGCAAACTTTGCACCATAGAGGTTAGTAACTAAATCAATAGCGAGTGTTTCAATTTCATCCATATGTTCGCAACCATTATAGTAACGAGCACCGGGATATCCCTCAGCATATTTGTTAGTAAATATTGACCCACAAAGACTTCTAACATCATCTGATGCAAAGTTTTCACTTGCAATTAATTCTATAGTGCTGTCTTGTCTTTTGGTTTCTTTGTTGAGAATTTGTTCAATATCGTAATTCATCAATGGCTCAGTTTTTATTCTTTTTGGTCTTCATACCACATAACAACAGCACCATATATATCCGGATGCTTAAACAGACACAGCATCTTTGTAGCACCACTGCCGTTTACGTTGCCTATCAATTTTATTAAAGGTTGGTCTTTTGTATAGACTGCACCGTTTCTTGATTCACAGAATAATTCTCTAATTGCTGCCTTAATTTGGTCCCCCTCAGAAAGGGGGCGTTCTTGTGCTACTTCAGTAATATATGCCATATTATGCCTCACATGCAGAACAATTCATTATATCACGAACTAACTCTAATGATGGGTTAGAACTACGCTGGTAATAGAAAGTCTTGACTCCCATTCTCCAGCCTTCAATAACCAACTGATTGACATCCTTGGCTGGTGCTTCTGGCGGAATCATCAAGTTAAGGCTTTGACTCTGGTCAATATGCTGCTGTCTTGCTGCTGCTTGTTGAACGATTGTGATTGGAGTAATTTCGTCAAAAGTCTTAAACACCTCTTTCTCAGTTTCTCCAAGAAAATCAAGATGTTGCACTGACCCATTGTTTGTCAAAATTGACATCCATGTTTCATCATCGTTCTTTTCATATGATTCAAGTACGCGAGCAAGGTACGGGTTCTTAAAAGTAAATTGTCCCTTTGCCAAATCTTTTGTGAAATAATTTGAACGCAGTGGCTCAATGGAAGGTGATACCTGACCAAGAATAAAACTTGAACTTGTTGTAGGTGCAATTGCACATCTTGTCAAGTTACGCTCACCATATCCAATAAGACCATCTGGCTCACCATAACGATCTGCCATTTCTTTTGATGCCTTAAGGCTTTCTTCATCAATATGCTTTGAAATCTCTGTTGCAAGATTGATAGCGTTAAATGATTCAAATGGAATCATCTTATATTGAAGGTATGTGTGCCATCCAAGTTGGCCAATGCCAATTGCTCTCCATCTCTTAGCAAAGTTATGAGGGGCTTGCATAAAATCAATATCTGCAGTTTTTTCAATATAATCTGTCATGACAGCATCAAGGAAATAGGTTAGAACTTTGACAGCATCCGTGTCTTTCCACTCGTCATAGGTATGAAGATTCATAGATGCCAAGTTACATACAAATGATTCCTCGCTGTTAGAAGGTAAGCAGATTTCTGAGCAGAGGTTTGATGCATATACTGGTAGGTTCCGATCTTTTAGAACCTTGGGTTTGTTATTATTAACATTATCAGTAAAGAAAAGATAAGGGTAGCCTGACTCGCGACGCTTACGCATAACACGTGCCCATAGTTGAAGTTTTTTAGCATCAGTTGAGGCCATTTCTTTTGCTTTAACTGCTTCGCCCTCTGCTATCATGCTTTCCATCCATTCGTCTGAAATGCAAATGCCAATTGACATATTTTGAATAGCATGACCAACTTCACGAATTTCTAAAAATTCTTCAACATCAGGGTGTTCAATATCCAAATAAGCAGCAAAAGAACCACGTCGGACATTGCCCTGACTAATAACATCAGTGACGGTTTCAAAAATATTCATAAAATGAACAGGCCCATCAGCAGTACCGCCTGTTTTTATTTTTGATCCACGTGGGCGTATGTCACCAAAATAACCGCTAGTACCGGCTCCGTGCTTGGTTTGCATTGCAACTTCACTGGCTTTATCCATTACTTTAGAAATTTCATCACCAACATATGCCCCATTACAAGAAATAGGAAGTCCCTTGTTGTTTCCAAAATTAGACCACACAGGGGATGACAGGCTATAAAATCCACGTCCCATATAATCGTAAAATTTATCTGCAAATCCTTCTACATCAAGAAATTTCTCAGCAGTGTCTGCAATTTCTCTAATACGATCTTCTGCCGATTGTCCTTTCGACAGATATCCACGAGACAAAAATGTCCGTGCATCTTTGTTTAACCAGTCAAACCCCATGTGTATCTCCTTTGTTTTATTATAGTCAAAATAGTTCATTCTTTTATATTATGCGTTCCAATTAAAAAAGTTCGTCAGCAGAAATTCCTTGACCTTTAGAATATTCAACTGGTCGTTTTTGGAAGAAATCTGTCATTGTTGAACCTAATGTTGATTCATCAAACCAAAATGTTTTGTCTGCTAAGGATTTATCATACTTTACCATTGAACTATCAAAACCTATTTGGTCAAGAGAATCTTTCATTCGCTTAGCAACAAACGCCTTAAGGATATCTTTGTCCAATCCTTCTATAGCATAATCGCCTACCATCCAATCAATTACTCTTCCCTCAGCCTTAATTGATTCTAAACATTCGTGTGCAATTCTTTCTTCTAATTCAGCATCAAAAAGTTCTGGGTACTCTTCACGAAGAGTATTAATAAGTTTGATACCAACCTGACTGTGTAGCATTTCCTCATTACGAGTATATTGTACTTGCTGTGCTACGTCCTTTAAAACTGCACGGTTTCTGTTGAAATGCATAACAATATAAAACTGTGAGAACAATGAGACATTTTCAACGAACAGAGTAAAGAGAATTATTGAATAAATGAATTGCTTGCGATCATTCTCATAAACTTTTTCATTATACTTGCGGAGATAATTGACTCTGCCGCGAATAACTTCTTCGTTGAGGTTTTCTTCAAACACATGGGTAAGATGAAGAACGTCTAATAATTTTTCGTAAGCCATATTATGGATCACTTCTGAGTTTGCCATAGCATAACCAAGATCATTGATTGAAGGATGAGGAAGATGTGTTCCAACATTTGCCCAGAATGATTTTACGGCAACTTCAATCTGACCTATTGCTGATAGTGCTCTTACTACTACTTCTTGTTCTTGTTCTGTAAGGTCAGTTTTGAACTGACTATAATCTGATCTGAAGTTGAACTCATCTGGAGTCCAGAATCCGCTCCAAATTGCGTCAATAAATTGTTTTGTCCAAGGATAGTGGTCGGGTTTTCTTGATAGTTGTTGTTCAAATAGCATAATTCTGATTCTCCTGATTTTAGTGCATAGTTCGGGTTTCTTGGATATTGTTCCATGTCCTATAGACGAGCAACAACAAGCAAGATACTTAATAATTTTTGTAGTGCTTGAGATTTTTTGCGTTGATTTTACGATCAACTACTAGATCTTGTATGTCAACACCATTAAGATCACTATAGCAGTAACCTAGAAAATATTTAGCAGGAAGTACCTCAACCATAATACCTTCATTAGAATCAATAACGTATACGCTTTCTATGTCGGCCCGAAAAAGCAATCCTAAAGTATATACTATTCCCATAGATCGGGTTAGTTCGCACCATGTATTATCAGAAAGAAGATCCCAAGGACTGGGCCAGTCATCCCAATCTTCCCAAGCGATGTGTTGTGTGGAAAGAGGTGCTTGCATCCACCAATTGTTTACTTCAAGCAAACAATCATATAATGATAGAGTTTGACACTGTTGTCTAAGGTCGTTCCATTCTCGGAGGCGATCTTCGAACTGCTGTGCCCAGTACATCAATCAAAATAACTAAGTGAATAACGGAAGTTGCCAGTTGTTCCTGACACTGTCGTAGAAAATTTGACAACAATTTCATCTGTAATGGTAGATGATTCAACTGTTTGCTGTTGTTCAACAACAAAATAAAATCCTCTGGTATCGCCAGACTCTTGGTATTCATCATTGTAGATTGGAGAGGTACCTGAAAAGTCTTTAGTAATTGATATCACACCAGTCTTGACACCTTCATTTGGTATTCTTACTCTATAACGGATACTAACCGAATCAATATCAGTAACGTTAATTGTAGCAGCATCTACTGTTGAAGTATCACTGGGTATTTCTACATCAATTGTGCTTTCTTGTGAGAGTTGTCCCAAACGAATACGATCACCAGACTCACTGGCTATAACTCTCGCATCTTCTGCTATTGCAACTCTTTCAGAAGCAGCGTTACTATTGCGTTTGAATATGTCTCCCCAACTGACATTATTTGTTTGAGCAATATCAACTACAGGAAAAACTGCATCGAGTGGGTCAATATTTGTTTTTAATTCATTACCAACATCAAAAAAGATATTACCAACAGAGACACTATATTGAGTACGGGCAAAATTTATACCAGTAGCATAAATTCGGTCAAAACTGTTTGACGCAACACGAAATCCTTCTGGCCAGAATTCACTATCTGAACTACTTGGGTTTAGTTCAATACCTGAATACAGTATATCAAATTCAGTATTTGTTACTACTATGTTTTCTATTTTTTCAATTATTCCGAAAACGCGAACACCATAATTACAATTATAAAATCCGCACTGGTCTACAACAATATCTTTTACTGTGGTGTTGTTACTAATGCCACTGTCAAAAGTCAATGCTGATTGTTCTGATATTGTCTCTTCAAAATCACCAGTATTTTTTTCTCCCTTAAACACAACATTTGAAAAATTAAGATGTTGAACTCTGTCTGCTAAAAATATAGAAATATCATCAGTGGTTTTAAAAGTTAATGAATCAATTTCAATATACTTTGGAGTAACGTCACTGGTAGGAATATTGATTCCTATTTCTTGATTATTCCCGCACGTTCTGGCTACTACTTCTGCAAGCGAAGAATCATCACTTTTATATTCAATTATAGAACTTTCTGAACCTTCTCCAAACATTTTTGCATATGGAGGTATTAATACAGTGTCTGTTACACGATAAACACCAGCCGGAAAAAATAATGACCTGCGAACCCGGGGATCAGTATCACGACAATACAATTCAAACAATGCTCGGTTTATAGCAGCAGTGTCATCAGTAACACCATCGCCCAAAGCACCAAAATCTTTTACTGATGCAAAATCATCTAATTTTCTTTGTAAGGAACGTTCAGTGTCTTCGTTTGCATCTGGACCAGTTTCTACAGTGTAACCACCAGCATCCCCTTGATAAATGTAACTTTTGGCAAAACTTAATAAATCATCACGTTCAGTAAGAACACGTGTATTTCCTATTACTGGTGCACCTTCATCTATTGTGCCATTGCCTATATAGAGTTCTTGGGCATCAGTTGCCCAACCAAACTCAGCACCATCCAATTGAGGGAGGTTTTCTTTAAGTCCTTTTCGGTGTGTAATTCTAGATATTTGAACTATTGCCATTTATGATAATTCCAATTATCTAGTATTTAGTTTTAATTTTGTTGTAGTGGTCATTAGATATTATCACAAATATCTCGCAATATGTTCTGAAATGACTATTTTTAGTTGACTGTGTCTTGAATATTGTCAAATATATCAGACAGTGTTGGAAACACTTCAAAAAAATTTTCTTTTCTAAAAGAGTCGATTAACATAATATCTCGCCTTGCCTGACTTAGTTTGTGTGTTTTATCAGAAGACAACATGTAATTTTTAATTTGTCTCCACCTCTCTGATAAAATTGTTTGATTTTCTGAGTTTAACCAAGAACAATGATTGTCTATCATTGCTGCTATTCTTTTTTTATGATGCAAAGGCAAAGTCTGTACACCATAAGATCCATCATGTCCATTAATTGTTTGCATTTTAAATGAGTTTCCTAACAGTATGCCCTCTATGTGAAAATTTTTTTGAAGTAACATTGTTGATTCTATTGATAATGAACTTATCACTGAACTAACTTCTAGGATGGCATGAGGACATGTCTGCTTTATTAATTGAATATTTTTTTTAGTATTCTCCCAACTTGCCCCATGTCTTAAGTATTCAAACGTTTTTTCGTGACCGTCAATGCTAACTACAATACTAACATTCTTAAATACTTTCCAATAGTCTAATATTGATTTATTTTTATAATGTAAATTGCTCCCATTAATGGCATATTCAATTCTTGTGGTTTTTTCTTTATTGTTTTCAATTAAACTATCTAAAATTTGATAATGTCCTTTCTGAAGAGTTGGTTCACCACCAGCAAATTTTATTACATTTGTCTTATCATTCAGCCATTCTCCCAAATTTTTTACAATCGTTTCTTTTTCTTGGCTATTCAAAATTTTATTTTTGTTATAACTCAATCCAAAAATTTTTTCTTCTTCTATTGCTATAAGTGTACTTGAATCACCAGAACAACAGCGGCATTTTAAATTGCATGTGCTATCTAAAGACAGTTCAACAAAATCAAAAAACAAGTCTTTATTTTTAACATCACCGTCAGAAGAGGTCATTTTTATCGCGTCTGTCTTTGAAAAATCTGATTTTTTATTATGGTACTGACGCCGACTTTCTAATCCATGTTTTTCTTCATAATAACATCCTTGACAGCCGAGAGATTTTATGTCGTTAAGCATATTTTTTCTAAGTGTTTTTAGTTCTTTTCCATGTAGTATATTAGTAATGTGGTTGTTTTTTAAGTTACCAAGGCTGTGTGGTCTAGTATAAGAACAGCATGGTAATACATCTGCATCTGGTTTTAAAAATATTTCTTTCCATGGAAGTACACAGAAAGTATCTTGTTTAGATAATTCTTTTTTGTAATTGCCATCTATATTAATAAAATTAATAAAAGTATCGTCATTATTAGAATAACTTTTGTTAACAGATACTATTTCTTTATTGATATTTAAATTTGAAGATATTATTATCACGAAACAGTTTGTTATATCTATTTTCTCTAGATATTTTTGAACTAAAATTAGATGCTCACCGGGTGTATCATCTGATATATCATAATTATATTCATCAATACAATCTTGAACGACTATTATACGTTCTTTTGGGAGAAACGGATCTTTTCGTATTGAATTTAAATAATTAAATATTTCTTCTTGTCCATTTTTTTCCAAGAATTTAGAAAAATAAATAATATCCCCAATTAAGTCATAACTTTTTTTTAGATCATCAATGACAAAAGTTAAATCTTTTTTGTTCAATACCATAAAAACCTTCTATTATGTTTGAGTTATTACTGAGATAGATTTATAGTATTCTTCTAACCTTTTCCACCACTTTCTCTGCCAGTAATCAAAATCACCATCTTCTAAAATAAATTCTTGGTACTCTGGTTTTGATATGACATTACCATCTTTATCAATCTCTGGTTTAACAGCCATCATAATGACACCTTTACGAATATTGGTGCCATATACCTCATTATGTGCTGTAGCATATGCCGCTAATTGTAATTTATAATCATCAATCCATTCTTCTTTTTTGCGTGAATTGCTTTGTTTATAATCCATTATTGCTGGTTCTCCATTATGAACACCAACTGAATCTGTGGTACCAGCATAAACTCCGGGGAAGTAAAGAGGAACTTCTACTCCCCAAACCTCATCTACGTTTTTAAGTCCTTCTGTAATTATAACTTCTGCCATTGAATGACTAGGCCAACTGTAAGGGTTGCTTGTTCGGTCTTTTAAAACGCCATCTGTAACATAGTCTTCAAGATAGTTGTGGAGTCGAGTTCCACGATTTGCTGCTTCAGTTGTTATGGCGGCAGCTTGTTTATGCCCTACTTTTTTTCTCCAATTCTCTAATGCTAACTTTTTTTCTTCACTTTTTGTGCGGTCAAGAATACTAGTAACACTGGGAACACGATCTTTTGTAGGGGTTTCGTAATATCGGATGTTGTCAATACTGACTCGTGTAATTCTTTGATATTCAAATTTAAAATTTAATAATTTCATTCTATAGTAAAACTTTCTCCGCAACCACACCTTGCAGACTCATTGGGGTTAATAAATTCAAATGACTCATTGATTCCTTTTTTTTGAAAATCAAGAGTCATTCCTTTTAAAAAAACATCGTGCTTGGGATCAATGTATATATCTACCCCATCTATTTGATGTTTGGTCAAAGATGATAATTCTTCAAGATTAACATACTCCATAACATATGCATATCCTGTACAGCCAGACTTTTTTATACCTATTCTTACGCCGGTAGAATTTGGCTGTTGATTGATCTTCTCTTGAAGTTTGGTTTTTGCTTGGTCTGTTAAATTAATCATTAACCAATATTTACCAGAAAAATTTTAAGGAAGAGATTTTATTTTTGTCATATTTTTGAGGCCCTTTTGGCCATCTTACTAACAATTTTTTCAGCTTCATCTGCTGGCATTTCTTCTGCTTGCTCAGAGTCTTGTCCTTGAAAAATAACTTTACCCTTTGAGATATCTTTTATTAAGTTGTTTAACGGAGGTTGTTCAACAAGATCATATAAATCATCGCGAGCCATAGAAACGCCCATACCATGAGCTAGTTCAATAAATGCATCTATGCTTATACCAATTTCTGCATTGGTTTCTTTGCTTCTTTCGGAAACAAATTGTGCAAGTGCAGTAAGTTTGGCGATTGAAGTACTTGGTGCAGTAACTTCATTTATTTTCATTATCGACGTTCTCGGCCAAGGTCAGCGTCTATATCAGTCTCTTCGGTATCACCTAGATCTAGATCTGGGGTGTCTTCATCATCAAGATCTAAATCAATATCATCATCACCGAGATCTGTATCTAAGTCTGAATCCATTTCGTCTTCTTCGCCGGGGACAGACAGTGTTTCTTCACCAGTAAGAGCAGACAATCCATTATTCATTTTTTCTTTTGTGCTCTGAAGAGACTGTATTAGTTCATCAAGTGCTGGACCAATATTTTGCTGAAAAGAATCTGCTTCACTTGTACCTAAATCTGTTCTGGCTTGATCAACAAGTGCAGGGAGGTCTTTGTATTGAACTTCTGAAACATCTTCAATCATTTTTTGAACACGATCAACTAAGTCTTTGGCAGCGAGAACAACTTGTGCTTGTTCAATGTCGCTTTCATCAAGACGACGAGTAGGTCTACCAGACTGCAATGACTCCGTTACCTTAACAAACTCTCTAGCAGGTTTGCCGTCTTCTCCACGAACCATGTTAAGTCTATATTGACCTGACTTAAGTCCCTCTACGCCAGTTTCTTTCCAATGCAATGCATTGCTTCCCTTAGAAAGAAATTTGCCCATATCATCTCTGGTTTTAAAAGCCTTGACCATAACCTTGTTTGAAAGGGATCTGCCCGCTGATGGCGGCAATGACTTATAAACCGAGAAACTTTCCTTTGCTCCAGCCTCGGATATTTGACTATCGGCTGACTTTGCTGCTACGGCATTTGCTATCTTCTGTTCGTCTGTGTTTAGTGTTTGTCCACGCTCAAGTTTATCTAATACTGATTGAGTTTCTGGAGCGGCTAGATCAATAGGAATTGTGTCCTGTTCTTCTATTTCTTTGTGTTGCTTTTTTCTATGTTTGCTGCTTGTTAGTTTATTTACAGCAGCGGTCCTGGCTGCCGCACCTGCTGCCCTTGCTGCTACACCCGCCAGAGGGGCAATTTCTTCTAAATCTTCTTCGTTAACTTTGTCCCGGAGAGCTTGTTCAATCATAACAAGTTCAAGATATGCAGGATTCTTTTCACTAGAATGGAATTTTGGGGTTTTGCGATGCTCTTTTAGCATTTTATTGACTCTGGGAAGCATTGTTTTTGCCTCCTGTACAGTAACCTTGTCAAAATCTACTGTTTTGCCAAAATGTGATGACATAACTGACGCAACGCGTTTACTCTTAGGTGCATCTAGTTCAAAAAGCTTCATGTTCAAATCCTCGTGTTTGAAAGTATTTAGCCAAGTTAATTAATTTATCTATTTGTTTTATAGACGAATTTAGCTTTTGGTAATCATCTGACAACCTAGCACTAACAATGTCTTTGTCATCTTGACTGTCACATTGAGAAAAACGTTTTTTATCAACCAAAATGTTGTTTTCTAACAGTGTTTTTTTACTGTCATAATGCTTCAACAAACGTGATTCTTCTCTTTTTTGATTATAAACCAGAATGCACCACGCAGTTGCAGAACGTTTATTTGAAAAAGTATCCACATACTCATTCATTTTATAAACATTTACACCGTGTTCGCTGTTGCGTAGTTTAAATTTGCCGGGCAACTCCCAAAAATCACCATTTTTTGTAAAAAGTTTTTGGTCAAAAAAACTGCGAGAACTATCCCGCAGTTGTTTAAGATTAGTTATTACCCGGTCAGTTAACGTATTCACCCTAATATCAGTGTTCCTATTGCCCATCCAGATACTGCTAGGAGAACTGCTATTACTCCTCCAGCCCATTTTAGTATTTGATCGCTTCGTCGTTCGTTGCTTCTTATAATGCATTCGTGTATTTGTTTAGTCAATTTTTCTAAGTCATCAACTTTTTCTTCAACCGTTGCCATTTTTTCTTCTAAAAAACGGTATCTGGCTGCACATAAGTCAACGTGTGTCTCTAAACTCTTTTTTTCTAAGTCTGTTGGTTCCATTGCTGATTTCTCTGGTCGATGCATGGTCGCCGCTCCTCCATACGCATAAAGAACATTATGTTCATACTGCCTTTCTAGTAGTAATTATCATTCTGCTATTTCAAAATATATGTTGAGTAAATTACCGTTTGTCACAAGATATGGAGTTAATTCAATAGATTCATTTAATCCTGTTAACATAGGAACACCAGTTGCATCATCTACGAGAGCACCCAACTCATTGTTTTTACTGTAAAAAACACTAGCGTGCTCAACTTCAAAATTAAATTTCCATGCATTGATTTTTTTGTTTTCGGTCTTCCAATTAACATCTACTTTGCGAGGACCGATTATTCTTAATGGTTGAGAACGCAATGATATTATTTGAAGAATTGTTTCACAGTTCCTTTGTTGGTTTCTGGCACGAATCCATTCTTTTTCATTGTTTATCACATTTCCGTGTTTATCTTTCATTGGAAACTGTGCTGCACGAATATGACTGCGTATTCCCGTATCTGTTATATCAAACAGCGTGTAGCAATTGATGCTGGTAAACATATGCTTTATTTAAGCAATAAAAAACCCCAAGCGATTAAACTCGGGGCTTAAACAATTAAAATTAAATTGTGTTTTAGACAGCGTCGGCTGTAGCGATTGCTAGACCTGTTGCTGTAACAGTTGCTGAACTAAGGTCAACACCATCAACAGTGCCAAGATCCTGAATAGCAGTTTGAAGCTGTGTGATCTGGTCGTTCTCGGCTGGGTCAGCAGAACCGGTGAGCAAAAGAGGCTCGGCGGCGAATGTCTGCTGTGTGCCACCGTCAAATAACGGACCAGCAGCAACTAGTGTTGTAAACTGCTGAATTGCACGATAAACAGAGTCTACTGCACCATTTGGTCCTAGTGACTCGCTAACGTCATTGATGTAATCAACGGTGAAGAAACCAATGTTCTTACCGACTACTTCCCACTGGTTCTCACTTGGATTCTGTGGGTTAACTGTTGCTGATTGTGGATTTACTTTTGTAACTCCTGCCATTTTAATATCTCCTAATAATAATTGGACTTTGTTGTCCTACAAGTATTTATACAAAAGAGAAATTATTAGAGATACTTTGCAGAAAATTCAAACAACATATCCTTTATTTTGGGCCACTCTTTTTAGAATCATATGAAGGTCACTGAAGAATACTGGATTACGAATTAGTAGCAGTAACCTCTTGATTACCTGAACTTTTTGGTTATCTGGTAACTTTGGATAATCATTTGTTTCTCTACGTAATTGATAGTGTGCGGAGCCAAGACCACCAAGTTGTCTTTGCAGAATTAACATCATCTTTTCATAATCATTTGCATTAAGTTTTCCACTTTCAAGTTCACGAAGATTTCGTCTCAGCCGCATTTCAGGAACACTTAGAGCATTATCAATTTCTATTTTATCTGCAAACCGATTTTTATTTTGAATGAATACAACAAGGTTGAAAATATCTGGGCTTGTTACCCGAAAACCATTAAATTGTGGATGTCTCATTATTGCTTTTGCATACTTCGCAGCGGCTTTTGAATCTTCATAATACAATAGCCGCAAAGCCAGCAAATGATTAAAAAGAGTACGACCCAATTCATCAATGTCTTTGCCATCAATACGGTCTAATCTGCGTATTAATCGTGCCTCGTTGAGTTCTTTGATAAACTTCATGACACCCCATCCGCATTCTTTTGGAAGTTAGCAGCAGAAAATCTCATTCGGTCAACATACTTCAAACCATCATTAACATACCCCTCATGTCCGGGCTTGCCATTGATAGTGGCTTTTACTTCGTTTGCTTGACTGTCCAACTGTCTAACAACATCATTTTTAAGTTTGCTTATTTCTGCAAATGACCGCATTGCTGATACCAGTCCATATCGGTTTTCTTTTAACCAATCAAAAATGCGAGAAACTTTGCCAGTGCTCTCTTTTTCTCTGATCCAATCTGGAAATTCAGCAATAAGATTTTCTAAACTTCCTTCACGGACACGAGAGTTGATATACTGTTTCATTAGTGCCGGAAGGTTAGTAATCTTACGGTTACGCAATTCTTGTGGGTTAAACAAACGATCAATTTGCTCACTACGCTCACTAAGAATTTTCTCAACATTTGAAAGTATTTTGCTATCTAATGCAATCTGCCGTGGCTCTTTGATAGTTGGATCTAAGATAAGAACGCCTTTAGAGGGCTGCAAAACATCAGAGGTGATTGGCGAGGAACCACCACCCGGGTATGGCATATATGTATGGATGGCAATACCAACTTGACTATTGGCAACTTTTTTTCCTAAGTCACCATCTGTTGGTATTCTGTATGTCACTGTATTAGGAGTAAACTCAAATGCACCGTCTACTACTGCAGGTCGGGCAGAGTACAATAAATCTCCTTTAACATACCCTTCAAAGTCTTTTGGAATAGTCCGCTCCAATAGTGGAAACAGATTAGCGTAAAGGCGTATAAGATCTGCTCTATCGCCTTTTCTGTTGTCCATAATTCTTTTTATATCTTCAGGACTAGTTGCAAGACCGTCATAACTTTTAGAGTTAAACGCACTCTTATCAGTTAGAATAAACTGACCGTCTGGCTTTCTACCAAAAATAATTGCTGGCATTCCATCCCACTTTACAGTGGTATTTTGTGGGTCTTCTACTACAGACTTTAGCCCATCAAGGGCTCGTTTTAATCCGGCAGAGCCATGATCAAACACCAAGTCTTCTGGGTGGTCAATGCGAGCATTTTCAACTATAACTTGCATTCCATGATTGACAATTCTATCACGCAGTCTGGCTAAAAAACTTGTATTGCTTTCGTCCACCGAATCAGAAGGGAATTCAAATGTAATACCATTTTTGTCAGCATATTCTTTGAATGCTTCCATCTTATTTTCCTGCTCTGGATCATCTTTAAGATGTGCAAGAATTTTTTCTACACTTCCTAAATCATCGGCAGTGGCATTAGAGTTTATGATAATTTTTGCAATCTGATCTGGATCATTGGAAACCAGTTTGCCTGTATCTCTGTCAGTAATACCTTGATGTGGAGTTAATTTATATCCCAGTGCTTTTGCAATACTGTTGATGAGAATATTTCGGGTGGCACCACGATAAACAGTATCTGCATCCTGTCTGAATAAGAATTTGGCAAAGTCGGGCTGCTCAAAAAACATAAAATCAACTTGAACAAATCCATACTTGGGATTGCCCATAATTGGTGCCCGAAAGTGTACAGAATCACCAGTCTTTTTAACCCAATGATCTGGATTCTCTCCTTGCTCAATTACTGCACGAGAAAGAATATCAGCAAGTTGTTGCTTTTCTATTTTAGTGGAATCAACTGCCAAGTCTATGTCGCCTGATTTAGGCTTTTGTCCGGTGCTACCAAGTTGATAATCAGTTAGCGGCAGGCCAGTTAACCCCTCTAACCACTTTACCGTGGGTTGTACTTGATCTTGGTCAATTGGCTGAGTTAGTGGCTTACCACCGGGCATTTTAAAAACATTACCGCCCATCGTCTGTTCCTCGTGGGGTGGCCTTTCGTAACATTCGTGCAAACTTATTAGCGTCACGGTTACGAATGGCGTTTAAAAATTTTCGTGTTAGGTTTTCGGCTTCTTCTTCTGTGTAAGATTCTTCAATTTGTTCAATCAAACGCACAGCACTTGCTATCACATTTCTGGCACGACTTTCAATGATATAATTTTGATCACGACCAGAGTGCTTTTCTTGATAGATAGACTCTAACTCGTCCAGAATGCTGCGAGTGTGTTTTTGCATACTTAGGAATCCTTTTAGATATTTATTTCAATTCAAATTGTAACAAACTGTACATTTTATCTAAATCAACAATAGCCATTGACTCTGGTTGTTCAACGAGTAATATTTCTTTGATATCATGGTAGTTGTCAATAAAAAACTGTTTTTCTTTTACGCTGTTTAAGTTAAGAAAAGCAGTTTCAAAAAGTGTTCGGGGTTGTCTTGCCCACTCTAAATTTTTAATAATTCTTTGCTGAACGGTTTTATCTTTAATGATGGTTTTTGCATCACTAAACACGGTTTTATTTAATTCCATCATTTGCCATGATCTGGTAGATGCATTCTCAATATGCTGATATGAAGTATCGATTATATCATCAAATACATCAAATCCCATACTCTTTAAAAAATTACAAGAATTATATCCACTTACTATAGGTATTGTCAAACCATATAAAGCATTTAGATATTTTTCAGTGATATTACAATCATTTTCCCAAAACACAGGCTCTAAGACAATAGAAAACACACTTTGATAAAATACGTCTGATACATTTTGCTGAAAATTTGTTGCATTACCACCAGCATATTCAGATCCGATCCATTTTTTAGGCATTGTTTCAATCGTTATATTTGAACTATTTTTATAATCTGTAATACCTCCAATCTGTAATAATTCATATAATTGGTGAGTCACATCCGCCTGATTCCATGATTGTGTATACAAAAAATCATAATGTTGTTTGTTGTTATTAAGCCAACAACTTGTCAAGAGTCTATCAGGTCGAATCTTGTTCATTACAATATTAAAAGCACATGTTTTTTTTTCAAAAATGTTTGAAGTATTGGCAATTTTCATTTGATAAGAATACAAATTGCATTCTCTTATAACAAAAAAACTACAAAACAGACTAGAAAAAGTGCTAGAGAATTGATTTCCGGTCGTGTCAATTATTATATTGTTTTCATAATCAATATTAAACTTTTTAAATAATTCTAGCAGTGTGTTCTTGCCAACTAATGCATCTCTTTTTTCTTCTAGTGTTACTTCTGAGTCTTCTACTATATTTTCAGCAGTAGGAACATGATCAGTATTAATGTAAAAATCAACATCATATAATTTTTCAGTATCAGGGGCTATTACTTGGTAACTTTTCATACTATTGACTTTTTATTTGATTAAGCATTTGCTTTAATTTTGTACTTTGCACATCAGCGTCAATTTTTCCCGACTCGGATGATTCAGAATCTATTACTCCTGTAGAATTTCCAGTACTATCTCTGTCTCTAAGAGAGTTTAAAATACTGGGCTGTGATGATGATGATTCTGCTTCACTTAAGTCACTAATTCTTAGGCATTCCATATCAAATTCTAAATCGACTTTTTGACCAACACCGGAACTTGAGCGTGTTTTCATTAACTGTATTTGGTACCGACCACGCTCACGCATAGAACGACTAGTGAAAATACCAAATACATTATCTGCAGTGTTTATTTTAGAAATACCACCTGAAATATGTGAATGATCAAATTCTATCTCATCGACACTTGAGCGATTTAATTGTGAAGCTGTCACAAAAAGAACCCCCAATTCTTTTGCAAGATTCCGCAGTTCTTCTGAAACATACTTGTCTTTAACAAATAAATCATTAGGAGAAACTTTCGCACTTACTGGCATTAGTAGGTCAAGATAATCAACACAAATAAAGTCAATTTGCCTACCAGTCTTTATTGATAGTTCTTTTACATATGCACGGATGTCATTAACTGTGCTCTGTGCATTCATATACTTTATTTGCAATGTGCCAGACTTCTTAGACATCATCTTGACTTTCATTTCTACAGTGTCAAGGTCTTTAAAAATCTCTTTAGAACCAGTATTAGTCAACATACCATCAAGACGCATAGCAGTCAACCCTTCGGAAAGTTCTAGGGTTATATAAACGCCATTTAATCCGGCTTCTATCCAATTGACAGATAGGTTTTGCATAAACAAACTTTTGCCTGAGCCAGAACCACCAGCAAAAATCTGTAATTCACCACGATTAAAGCCGCCATATAACACTTTGTCTAACGCTGACCACCCAGTCGAGTTTTGCCCATTATTTTCTTTAAGGGCAGTCAACCTTGCACGTGGATCGTCAAAATAATCTAGACCCATATCTTTGGTTAAACTTATTTGAACCGCATCTTTTATAAGTTTCTCTACAGGATCATAATCACCTTTCTCTAACAAGTCAGCAGACTTTAGTATCGCTCGCTCTAATTCTTGACGACGTGTAAATGCTTCAAATTCTTCTAATAGCCAATCAAAATGTCCATCATTAAGCCCGTCAATTGGCTGCAATTTGATACCAGTGGTTGCAGAAATCTGCTCACGCTCTGGCATTGTGTAGTATTTGTCACAATGCTCTTGTATAAATTCGGCAACTGGTCGCAATTGCTGGTCAAAATTTAGTGGATTGAATATATTCTGAATACGCACATAAAGTTCTGCATCATAAAGAAGCATTTCTAGAAATAATTGTTGAACTTCTGGTCCATATTCTTTAAGTGGCAATGGATACCTCTAATTTTCGCTTGAGTTTCTTCTTATTCATCTCTATTTTGATCCGACTATGTTCTGCATTTTGTATAATAGTTATTATTGTTGATAGACGCCCTATTTTTCTGACAGCATCATTTATATCTTTACACCCGTCTGGCCATTCAAGTGGAATGCTTACCGACCATCCCAGTTCTAATGCTCGGTCTATCATACTCATTCCTGCTTTATCGTGGTCAGGAACTACAATGACCTCACGCCGAAGCCGATTGATCAACTCTGCTTGTTGTGGTGAAACCGTGCTATGCATTACCGACAGGCCATCAATGGAAAGTGCATCAAAAATGCCTTCGGTAACAATGGCATATTTCCAATTTTCTTGTTGTAAGTCTATACCAAACACATATCCGGGTTGGCTGTTTGAAAGATACTTTGGTTTACGATTGTCAAGAAATCTAATTGAATATCCCACTGTTTTTTCATCGTGGGTAAATGGTACTAGTATTCCTTCACGACCATATTCATTAGAATCAATTGCCATCAGCGGATATGAGTCGTCGATACATCTGCTATTCAGATACTCTTTGTGATTTAAATGTTTGGCGTTGATCAGTTCAATGTTTTCAGGCAATTCTTTAGATTCAAAGTTAATCTGTTTTTTCTTTGGCTGATTATAATTTATTGTAGCCACAATATCATTCATAGAACGATATTTCAAACTTTCTAAATTGATTCTATCAATCTCTGTAGCATCAACGCCCAACCACTGAAGAAAACTTCTTGCTTTAAAGTTTAGGTTACGGCCATTTTTAAAGCCACACTTAAATCCACAATTAAAACAGTTATAGGTCCAACCTTCCTCTGTGGTGATTAATCCACCACGATTTTTAGTATCAGGGGTTTCGCCATTGTGAATACAGCACGGTCCCGAAAAACTAATCCACCCAGATGGAGTGGTTTTGGCATTGGCTGGAAGATATTGTCTAACATCCATCATTAGTTAGATTATATCACTTTTCGATGCTTGAAATCAACCGATTTTTAATCATTTCATGGCCGATTTCATTGGGATGCCCACCAGATTTAATTATTTGTTCTTTTTGATTGCCGGGGTGATCTCTAAACCAAGTCACTGTATCTTCATTATCCCAAATTATAGTGTTGAGGTTTAGTTTTATTTCTGCTGGCATTATATTAAATTGATACATTTGCAGATTGTGACTATTGGCAACGCCATCAAAAAATAATGCACTCTGCATATAATTCAAGCGTCGCAGTTTTGAACTATCAGTCAACACTGTGTACATTTTTGCCATTTCACGCATTTCTTCTGATATACCCATGAATCCATATTCTACCCATGAACTATGGACAAATCTGTTCCACGGTGGATCATCGCTGCAAACAACATGCTCTGGATTATAAAAACTTGCACGATCTGAATCAGTATGTCCGACAAGAATTAAGCACTCGGATAAATCAAAATCTTTTTCATTCTCATACCACCAAAGAAATGTCCACAAACAACTCTGTAGACTGCCTCCGGGTATGCCAAAATTTTCTACAGGAATATCATAATATTCACCAAGTAAACCAAGGAAACAATTTTTTTCGCGATATGATTTATTTTCAGTATCGGTAGAATGTGCGTTTTTGTTTTTTTGTGCATACTGTGGATCTAGTAATTCGTCACCATATATCCACGAATCACCAAATCCTACTATTTTCTTAAACATCTATCTATATAGGATATTTTCAATAGAACCATCAGAAACTTTGCCATAAATTCTCAACCACGGATAATATCCAGTAATATTGATAGCGAATGTTTCACTGCTGTCTTCAAATTCTAATTCTGACACCTTTGTATTATTATTGTCGTCAGCAAGTGAAAAGTCAACTTCAAACCATGGATATTCTGTCTTTCCAAACCATATATCATCGTTATCCATAGCACCTTGTATTTCTATTATACCGGTAAAATCTTTTAAAGTTATCTGAAAAGTTGATTGATCTACGTCTCTGCCACGAGTCCAACTGCTGTATTGTGTCATTGGGTCTGCTGGTGGAGAATTTGATGCACGATCACTACCAATATATTCTGATTGTGAGGGCATTGTGATTTCTGCAGTGTGAACATAATCAGGAAAAACAGCATCACGTATTTCAAGTTCACCACGAGAGCCAGCCTGTTCGTCCATATATACGGGCTCTGTAAGTATTCCTGAGTGTCGTGTAACTGACCAGTTAGCATCTTGAGGCTCAACATTGTCTAAATCTGCGGCGGTGACAGTGACTCTTGCACGACCTGATTTCGCGTTTAGTACAACAACTTCTTTTTCAAGAAGCAACTCTTTGCCATCTCTGCTGATGGCTCTAAAAACTAAATTACTGCCTGTTAAATCAAAAGAACGTTGTTCTTGATTTTGGAATTCAAAAAGTAAATTATTATCAACTCCACGACTTACGCGAAATGGTTTTGCATACACTATTGTTGACCTCTTTGTATCAAAGTCTGTATCGACCTCACTGATTATTATGCGAGTATTTTGTTGGTATAAATATGCCTGAGTCGAGTACATTCTTGATCACCTAAAGTATTTATGAGCATTGAGTTATTTGAAAAACTAGCTGAAAAGTATCCTTTTATATCAGTCTGTCGTTATGCAGGACAGGAATACCTTGGAATAATCCAAAACAGAGATTCAACAATCACTACCATCTATGATTTTGGTGATATTGTAAATCCTGATTTAAAAATTGAGTTTTTGGAATTAGGAAGCACGTGGTGGTGGGAGTCAAATAGAATGATTCCTATTAACATATTTTTAAAGGGAGATTGGGACAAATTTAGACCATACCTTAAGACCTTTAATAATAGAGATCTTGAAATATTACATGGACCTGAGTGCTGTCTTTCTGAGATTGCTGCCAGAAAAGGCAAGAGACGATCAATTACCCTTGTCAGAAAAATAGATTAATCGCATATGTAAAGAAACAAGATGGGCATAAGCAACAGCATGGCTCTTTTTAAATGTATACCCATCATCAGTGGCTTCCCATACAGTTTCTGCTACTTCTTTCCATGGTTTTCCAATTAAGTGATTTTTTCCGGGGCGTATAATAGCCAAAAACATAGACAATCGCTCTATAGAGTCAATTGGTTCTGGCATCTTTTGCATATTATAATAATGGTTACCCAGATGAACAATCTGTTCAACAAACTCACTGTTGTTTAATTTGTCCCAAGGAATTGATTGATTCAAAACCCAATTATAGTGTTCTGTGTTTTTTATAAGTGAATATACATATACATTGAGAAAGTCAATCTTAAAGTACCCTCTTTCCTCTGCTACCCGGTAATCAATAGCCGCACAATCATTCATTGGATCATAGGGGATGTCTGTTACATATACACCAGAATTATGTTTTTGTATTTCACCATTGTTTTCTTGTCTTGCAGGAATATGATCAAGCAAATCAAGTATCTTTTTTCTGTCTGCAAAGTCTATATCAACATCTGCTGTCATACTTTACTACCACCCAGCCTGTTTTAAGATTTCTTGTATATATGTCTGATCCGATAGATACTTTGAAAACCTTGGTTGCCAGTACTCTGGATCAATCCAAGGCCACACAATTGATACCTGTTCTGGGTTTAAATTATTTAAAAACTCTTGTCCGCTTTCACTATTATAGACCACCCAAGGACTTATTCTGCCAGTAGATACCGCATAACACATTCTATTAGTGTTTCCATATCGTAGAATATCATGTGGTGGGCAGCCGGTTTCTTCTCCCCATTCAATACTGTACTCAATAGCTCTTTCAAGTGCATCCCGTGGGGCCTCTGTACGAAGATAATTATGAAGATATTCAGAATAAATTTTATCTCTGCACCAATGGTCTATTTTTTTATTGTTGTCTATAACCCAATCAATAAACCGGGGTGGATTTATTGCTCGGATTCGCATCATGTAATAACCAAATTTTACAAAAGCACGATAATACTGACTACGAGCAAAGTCATCAAATGTTTTTAGTTTAGCCGATCCTTGTGTCTTTTCATAAAAACGCAAATAAGCATTCATTCCCAACTGAACGCCTTTATGATCACGATCTTGATATCTACGCTTTAATTCGCACATATGAACCGCCAGCGTGGATTCCTTTACAAAACTTTTACCGCAATATTTGCATATATTTTTAGACATTATATCTTAGACTATAAAATTAATTTATGATTATATTTTAGACTTTTGCACATGTCAACCTAATTCATGCCAGTTTTTAATCCAAGCACAAAGTTGCAATAGATGTATAGAATCGTAAGAAACAGTATCATTATTTTTGCAATTAAGATATTTTGAAAAAATGTTTTTTGTGTGTCTATGAATACCAGTAGTTTTCAGATACCCCCATGCCCATTGAATAATATCAATAGAACTTTGGTTTATAGGAAAAAAGTAATCAAATATTTCTTCTTCACCAGATTTATACCGATTCAAAAATGATGCTGTTTCATTTAAATAATTTTTTTGTTGTTGTGCTTCTAAACTTGAGTTATACAAATCATCATTAGTCATTCTTGCAGTGATTGTTATCAGATCTCTATCGCAATATGGACTATATACTGGCTTTTTTAAGTTAGATTGATCTGACGACAAATATGTACTTGGCTTTAGTGACCATAAATCTATCGTAGGATTTTTATATTTTCCTGTCAATAAGTTGTCATAATCTATTAAATCTGTAAATGCATAATTTCCTTGGTAAGAATATGACTTAGAAATTATTTTATTGGCGTCTTCAAGTGTTTTTGCCATTTTTAATTTTGACAGTATCACTGTTGCATGTCGTTGAGTATGCAGAAAACACTCATCCCCATTTGTTCCCTTAATAAAGTAATCGCAATGTTTTAAATACTTTTTAGCAACAAAAATATCATGAAATAAATCCACATTTTTTGTGGGATATGACCATATTTCTGGCAGGAAATGTGAAAAAAAATCTTCTATAAAAAACTTTTCAAAATAAGTGTTTATATTTTTCTTATTAAGGTACTCATGTAAGTTTTCAGCATTTTTGGCCCATTTTTGAAGTGTTTTGTCAGTATGAAAGCAATATGTTGCCACATCAAAATTAATACCTTTTTTCAATAAAGCCTCAACAACAGTTAAACTGTCAATACCAGTCGATGCCTGTACTCCAACTTTTGAGTTAGGATTTTGATTGATAATAGAACTAATATTATTATCAATCTTTTTATGCACATATTCGTCTATATTTGATATTTTGGGCAGAGTTTTTTTATAATGATAATCACATACCCTGTCATAATATCTTTTTACATTTAAACGAGAGGGAGTAGCAACCAGTTTTCCTGCTGCTGGCAATCTGAAAACATTTTTGAGTATAGTTTTGTTGCTTTCAAAAATAAGGAATGGATTTACGGGATTATATTCAACCGGGCTTAAGTACTCAGAATCATATATCTGTCTATTAAATGCATTTACCAACCATGTTTTATTAAGAGAAAAATATTTAGACGAAAAAGAAATTAAGTCTGTTGTAATTGTTATTTCATTGTTTCTTTTTGAATAAAAGATGGGATAATCACTATGAATATCAGTATAGATCTCAATACAATTTTCATAAATGCGGCCATAAAACCAACTGCCGTTTTGCTCGGATATATTGTCAAAATTGGCTTCTGAAAGAGGCACTGGCCAACTCACCCCAAACCAGAAATATAGTGAGTTGTTTTTGTGACTAATCTCTGTTCTAGAATCAAAATAATAATAATATTTTCCAAATTTATTAAAAGATGGGATTCCGGATGTTAAATTTGGGTTTGTCGTAATTGTGAAATTCATTTATTAGTATTAGTATTAGTATATCAATTCATATTACAATGCTTGTACATTGATTTTATATAACTATGTATTGTATTTTTTATGCATATGAGATATTTCTTTTTTATCGACTATACTTGAAAGCACTTCAATGTCATCTAACTTCAAGTTTGGATACATTTCTTTTAGTTTTTTAATTTTATTACTTTCATCAGAATCTTTTTTCTTAAATCCAATCCATTCATGATGATGTGTCCCCATTCCCGGGCTAATTGTAGTAGCACAAAGCCATTGTAACTTTGGATGTTTGTTTATTTCAAAAAAATTCTTGTTTAATCGCTGGTTTGTCGCATGGAGATAATATTCTTGTAATTCAGACGAGCCTCGGACAGAACTACCCCACCTAATCATTAGGTAGTTTGAAAACTTTTTCTTTTCTTCTTCGCTCAATTCATCATAAAACTCTCTGTTCTTTTGATCGAACATTTTCATTTCATTCTGAATAGTTAATTTATTGTTCATCATTAATAACTTACAACAAGGGTTTTAAATATTTTATATTATTATCATTGAGCATAGATTTTAAACTATTGAACAAATATTTAGAGTATATTTGTTGACTTTTTAATCCCGGGTGAGTGTCTATGGTAGATGCATTATCTACTTTCATTTTTTTGAAAGAACTATATAAGTTTAACCAGTGATCAGTTTTAATACCACCATGGTTTTGATAATCAACGTGTATTTTATCATATAATTCGAAAATTTCATTATCACCTCTTGTTTCTACATCTAAAAACTCTTTTTCATACCCACCTAATTCATTAGGTTCTGTAAGTTTTTTATACTCAAAAAAGTTGTCAGACCAAGGGCTATAAGTGTTTACAAAAAACATTTGTTTACTAGTGTTTTTAACTTCGTGAATTTTTATTAAAGCATTCAAATAACAAATTAGATAAAGTATATCCCAATGATCATGATGAATTTTTAACAGTGAATCGCCGACCTGTTTTAGCCATTTTTTTTCAATTGTGACATTATTGTTAATATTAATATCAAATTCATCTGTCAATTTGGTTAATGTTTCATAAGTTTCAAGATTTATATTAAAATTAAATCTTGGTATTATGCTCCACGCAACTATTACTAAATCATAATCATTAAAAAATAATTCACTCAATGTATTAATAAAAATACTATGATTATTTCTTCCTGCTAAAGCAATATTTTTAGTGTTTTTTTGTTCAAAAAGTTGATTAACCCATAAGTTTGGATTATTTTTTTCATCTATAAGCCCATGGCCCATAGTAAATGAACATCCAGAAACTAAGATTTTTTTCATATATTACTTACCACGCATTGCGATAATCCACTACCTCACAATTTCTGCTAATATCTTTAGCAAAATAGATACAGCGTGGGTTGCTGCCTGACTCTATTGGTACGCATAGTATCTGTCCGTTCTTTAATTTTGGTGCATACCATGTAACCTCGTGATAAACATCCACAATTTCAACATCAGAAAATTCTGCACTGAAACTAGTTAGCGGATTAAAGACAAATGTGCGAAACCCCCGGTCATTGATAGAAGTCATTGGCAACATCTCAAGGTCACCTAATTCTTCTTCACCAATCAAGATATGCCAATCCATGGGCATTTTAATTGTCTGGTCACCTATGCGTAAGACCAATGCTGGTGCGTTGAAACTTTCTAAAAAGATTAGAGGAATAAAAAAATAATCTGGATTAGAGGGGTCAGAATTGTCTAAGATTGCAAACCGTATATCGTCTATTTCTTCTGGAATTGTATCTAATTCGTATGCACCGTCTTCAAGTGTTAATATTTTCATAATTTACTATTATACTACCTATTATATTTTTGTCAATTTAATTTTGCCAATCTAATTTTTCTATTGAAAAAGGATATTGGGCTTCTTTATAGAAACGTTTTCGTTTTGTGAGATGTCTCTTGGCAAACTTACACGTTGAAGTTATATCCCATATCTGTACATGGTCTTTGTCTTCTGCTTTTCTTATTCCACGACCAATGGACTGGATAACACGCACAAAACTCTTACCCGGTTCAACAAGAACAAGGTTGAAAATTCGAGGAAGGTTAATTCCCACAGCAGCAACGCCATAAGTTGCTATTATAATCTTTCCTTCAGAGTCTGCTACTTGGTCATAATGGTCTTGTCTATCGGTGGCTTTTGTACTGCCAGAAATGAATACTGAATTATCTAACCTCGCTTCCAATTCTTTTCCTGCGGTAACTCTATCAACAAGCACAAGAACATTACCAGATTCGCTTGCACTTTTAATAATTCGGCTCATTGTATCTAATCTTTCTGGCTCTTCAAGAAGATACTTTAACTCACTCTGGTAATTATTATACTCTACATGATCTATCATTTGAACGATATTCACATGACAGTTTGCCAATACGCCACGCTGTTGAAGTTCAGATGCAGATAACTGTGACCCAACTGGTCCAAGACTCACATGTAGTGCTTGATATGCATAATCTTCTTTCGGTACCGTGCCAGTCAATCCCCATCGTATTGGAATATGTCCCATTGCACCTGTTAGTAGAGTTTTTAATGCATCAGCTTTTGCACTATGTACCTCATCAACAATTACACAAACAACGTCTTCTAAAAACTCTCCAATAGAAATATCGGCAGTTTGATTCTTGGTGTTTTTCATTAAACCATTAAGACTTTGCCAAGTACATATTGTATGCTGGTGACCAAATTCTTTTCTATCACCATAAAATACACCAACATCAAGTCCCATGTTAGTATAGTCTTTTTCAGTCTGTGTTACCAAGCTTTTATTAGGGACAATAACTATGCTTCGGCCATGCTTTTCTGCCCGCTGACTTAACGCCGCAGTCATTATCGTTTTACCACTGCCGGTAGCTATCTCTTGAATTGATTGAGGGGTTTTTAAAAAGTTATTGATTATCTCTACTTGATAATCACGCAGCATTATAGATTCACCAGCAGCAGGGTGTGTTGAAGGCCACTTCCTGTCAGAAAAAGATTGTTCATCAACCTTTTCTAAATTATAATCTATTTGGTAGTCCCGACGGTCGTCTAATTTAATTTCGTAATTTTCTTCTATTAATATAGGAATGATTTCAGGAATTAAATTAACGAACGATGACCCACCGAGTTGAAAGAATGCTACCTTACCATCCCAGCGACCCAATCTAACTGCTGGCATATAACGAGCCCCGGGAATTTCATACTTAAATTGATTGGTTAGACGCCTTCTGGTATCAAGATCTAACCCTTCAATTTTAATATTGACTTCATCTTTTACTATAATCGTTGCTTCTTTCATATAAAGAATTATTTACTCATACACGTGTTTCTAGCCAGAGATTTCCAATCATTAGAAATCTTTGTGAGATCTGCAATCTTTAATGCCATTCGCAGACTTACTTCGCGAAGTTGATTGCAATTTTCCTGCATAAAATCAATAATTGCCTCACCCATATCCGCAGAGAAATCATAGTCCTGAAACAAATCGCCCTTGCGGTAAATCTGTCGAATACGCAGAATTTTATCCCGCATAGTATCCAGAGTTAGGTCAAGATAGTGACAACGACTCTGTAGAGCATCAAGGTGATCTGCTAACTTTTTACTACGAACATTTTCAAACTTCAGATTAGTGACAAAAATTACACTGCCACGAAATTCAAAATTATTGGGTACGTCTTCTGAGCGTAGTTTGTGACTATCAGCATTCCAGTGAATACGACGAGTTTTGCCTGTATCTAATGCTGCCTTTAAAATATTAAGAGAGAGATCGTCTAGCAAAACACTGTCACAATCATCAAATACAATAACGTTATTTGATTCCCGACGCTTGTACAATTGACAATAAAGACCAATAGGCGTCATTGCACCTTTGACAAACTCGTACTTCTGCTCCTTGGCACTAATGGTGTCAAAAAGACCAGCCTTTTCCAATTGCTTTTCAATTCCATAGCTCTTGCCAACGCCGGGAGGACCAGAAACAATCATTGCACGAACATCACCGTTTACAGTGGCACGAGTCATATTGTCTAGGATATCAAAACGCTCAGCAATCCTATTGATCACCTCTTCATCGCTTTCCTGTGGCTGACTAAATGAAGCATTTACATCAGTATCAAACTCACCCACTTCAATATTTTCAGGAGTATCAACCCGGATGCGAACAACATCGTGTTCTGAGCCAAAATATCCATTGCTACGAACAGTGACAAAACCGCCTCGCTTTCCTTCCTTGTACTCTTTTACCAGATCAAATGCTTGATTCTGAATAGTAAAATTACGATATGTGCCCTGATGTACTAGAACTTGTGTCATAGTAATATCCCTGTGACGATGAATGAAAAAGTATTATATCAGCAGAGTGAAAGAAATGCAACAGTCTAACACCAGTTTTTAACAATCACTGGATCTTTAACATCTGCAACATCTGGTGTGCCATGAAAAGCTAAAACAGCCGTATCTGAAGGTATAACAGGGTTTCTTGATTTGGCAAATCGCAATCCAAATCGTGTTTTTTCTAATTCATTGCGATGCCGTATTTGCCACTTATAACTTTGAATCCATTGTTCAGGAAAAAACCGAAGATCATTACGATACAAGTGCCAAATCCAATCTTGATCACCGCGAAATTTTTTTATTATAGCAGTGTGATTTTTTTCAAATTCTGTCCACACGTCGGTATATTTTTGTGCTGGCCAACGCATAACAGCACTTCCAAGTTTAATCCAGTTACGCCGAAATATTCTTGCAAGGTCTTGTAGCCCCACAAATTTACTAGGCTCATATCGTATAAAATGGTTTATATTATTAACTATAACCATATCTAAATCAAAATACAAGTTAATTTCACCTTTAGAAAAAAAATCAGGAGAAAAAATGTATGGTTTGCACCACCAACCTGCAATATCGGGTTTTGTTGGTAAGTCAATAACATCAATGTCTGATGCTAGTCCGTTACTGTCTTCTGTAAAACAAACAAATCTATGATCAAAAATGAGGTGACGAGACACCATGTTGCGGAGTCTATTTACATATTCAGGACCATAACGAGTGCCGTGCTTGACGCAGATAACATTTATCATAAATTCTTTAAGTTATCTTTTTAATATTAACTGACTATTTTGACAGTTTAGACTGATCAATTCCAGCGTCAAGAAGTATTTTATTAACGAAGGAAGGAAGATTATCAACCTTGTACCCATACTTGTTCATTATACCAACCCACAACGGTGCCCGTTGAATCACTAATTTGTCTTCGCTCCACTCAGATCCAAGGTGATGTCCAACTTTTTTTGTATCAAAGGATTCAATAAGTCCTAATCTGCTATCAAAATTCAACTTTTTAGGCGGATCTGCGTACAGTTTTTTTATTTGTTCAACATCAGTTAATTCTTCATGGCTGCTAAACCTTCCTGTCCAATCATTTATTAAACAAGGAATAGTCATATTATACTTTTGTGCAATCCACAAACGACTACCGCCAACAGTAGTTTCTAGAAAAAGAAGTTTCTTTGGATCAGTTTTGTGCATTTCTGGGGGGACGCAATCCCATGATCGTTTTCTTGGCGGACCACATGTTATTGTAATTGGATTGCGAAAACCTTCTGCTAATATGCTTTTTTCTAATCTTTCATAGTGACCGCATATTTTATCAAGACCTGCTTCAAATTCTGCAATAATTTTTTTTCTTTTTACTCTTCCTACCGGTGACCAGTCTGTCCATACAGAGTTATGTCCGCCGCCACAACGCCCAACCATACCAAAAATTTGCTTGGCTGGTATATTAACAGAAACAACTCTGTATTCTTTACTCACTGCTTATCTCCAACAATCCATTATCCAAGACTGTGGGTCTCCTTGGTACTTCCATGACTTCCACCCTTTGGTTGCTGCATCTGGTATAGACGGCTCACCATGAAAACAAACAATTTTTGCACCTTGTGGCAATCCTTGATTACAATGCACTTTAAAACTTACTATTTGCTCGGGATATAAGTCTTGCCAATATTTAACCTCGTTTTTTACAATATTACCAATGAATACCTGATCTCCATGTGGATGAACTGATTGCATTGCCGCTTCTGGATCTGTAATAAAGCTATTCCAAATATGAGTAAATCTTCCCGCGTTCCATGACATAACACCAGAAGCAGATTGTGTGGCTGTTTTTGCCAAGCCCCAATAAAAGTCTTGAAGCATAATCAACCCACCTGTGTTGTCCATTAGTAGATAGTCAATATTTCCTGTAATTAAGGTATCTAAATCAATGTAAAATACTCTTTCATCTTTTTTAAATGGTACTTCGTCACTGAATAACCATATTTTATTCCACCATGATGCAACTGTCGTTGAATATGGAAGATCATGGGTTATAATATCTTGATTGATTCCTGTTTTATCATCTGTGAAACAATGAAGTTCAAATGGCAGCGTACAGTTTCTTTTAATACCATTGTATAATCTATTGGCATATTCTGGTCCATACTTGTCACCCCACTTTAAACAAATTATTTTAATCACAGAGATTCCCCAGAATGTTTTTGATTGTAACGAGTTTCAATGGTATCAATTATTTTTTTACTGATATCATGCCAAGAATTTTCAAGTGCTTTTTGTCTGGATTTTTTTATATCAATTGCATCCAGTGTAGATTGCCAGTTGATTGTAGAATCCCACTCAATGTGTCTGGTCGTGTTTAAACGATCTTTATTCACCAACCCTCTAGGGCTAAGAATTAACGCACCGGATGTTGCATTTTCAATTATAGCTTGTCCAACGCTTTCTTCATGCGTAACACAGAAAATATGTGACTTTGAGTATTCTTTGCAAGCATCTACATATGATATTCCTTTTCTATCATACCGCTCTATAATAAAATTATCTATATCAACAATTTCTACTTCACCAGAAACAAATCGTCTGACTTCAACTGAATCAAACCCGTGATCCTTATACACACCAGAATGTATTAAATTTCTGATATTCATAAGAGTATCAAATGAGCGATCTGATGCATTGTGATTAAATGCAGAATGATCTACGAGAATGCTAAGTTTCTTGCGTGGTTGTTTGCTTTTTATTAATCGTGAATCTGCAGCCCATCCTATCAAAACATTGTTATCATGATGTCTTTGATATCTATTGTTTGAAGATCCAAGAGGATATCTCCAATCATCATCCCTAAAGGTAAATGTCACATCTACGGGATCTGAATCTAAGCGACTGCCGTCATATAATTGACAAAGAATGCCTTGGTAACGATCATATAAAGATTGTCCGATTGCTTGTGGCAACTGACTAAAGTATCTAAGACCTAATGCGACTATGCCATGATATTTTTCAACATCTAAATTTTCAAACCATTGAGAAAGTTCTTCATCAGAATCAAATGGCGGGACTGCTAAAAAATCTATCTCAATATCAAATGTTTTTAATTCATGATATAGATAATAGCACCATACTGATGTAAAACTATTAACCTCTTTTTTACTTTTTGGAATGCCTGATTTGGGTGACAATAATAATATTTTCATTTTTAATGTTGTCCGAACCATGTAAGACTTTTATCCAGCCATGGTAACACTAAGTCTCGCTGCCTAACATGCCCAAACCGTTTTAAACTTTTAGATGCTGTTTTTGGTATTAATTCACATTCATCCAAATCATACCACGTTGTCGTTCTTGGATTCATTGGTGGTTGTTCGCTTTTATAAACTATTGCGTGGAGCCATGGATCATTAACGCCTTTTTTAAAAAACCCATCACGACAGTCAAATCCATTAACTGCTAATTGGTGAATTAAAGAAACCACAGTGTGATTATGATAACAACCGGGCCATTGATCAAATGCCAACTCATTAAACTCCACGTTGGTAAATTGTGGAAGAATTAAGACCAGCATCCCACTCGGTGTCATTTTATGCCACCATTCAGCAAGGGTTTTAAGGGGGTTCAAAACATACTGAAAAGAATCGTGACACCAGATGACATCAAATTTCTTTTCATCATCAAAATTTTCAAAATCTCTTTGTAGATATACTATGTTCTTATGATCTCTCGCAGATCGAGTTGTTTTTACTAAATCAATGCCAGTACATTTAATATCTAATGGTTCTGGGCTATCTTCATCTCGTGTAGTTCTTGTTGCCCACCATTCAAGATCAAAGCCCTCTTCGCCACAGCCCATATCGGCAAGAGTTTCAACACTCTCCATAAAATCATCAAATTCATACAATAAACGCAATGTTTGCAAACTATGTTCATGACTTTGTTTTGGGCTAGTAAATGGTTTGTACATTATTAAACCTGTATATCTTCCATACCCGCAACTCTTAATTTTACTACGTTTGTTACTTGAAAACTTTTATTATCTAAACCTTTCATTATTCCAAGCCAACGATTACGCATTAGAGCAACTTCATTGATCAGTGTTTCAAAATCAACAACTTCATCTTCACCATCAACATATTTTTCTGCATCTCTACTCGTTAGGGCACGTGCATAGTTTTCTAGATACTTTTGGAAATGACGGCGGCGAACACGTTTCAATTCTATGTTGAGATAACTTAATACCGCTTCAATTTCTTGCAATTGATTAAATCTGTGCTCTGTTATTCCCGGAAGATCTTTGATGTTTCTTTCAACCATTCCAGAAAGTTTGCACTCAGATTTTGCCTCTTCCAACTCTTTTTCATAATGAGCAATGAAATTCGGAAGTTGTCCAAGGTCATTTGTTACACGGTTATACCACATAGGTTATTCTTCGTCTTCATCATTAAAAAAGTAATCATCTTCTTCTAATTCGTCAATATCTAGATCAATTTCTGGATGTTCTCGTTGAATAACCTCTTTAACATACGAATCTGATTTAAACGCTGCTACTATCTCGTCAGCAGAAAAATCATAATCACCGAGCAGATCCACTACAACTTTAGCAGCATCATCTCTTTCAGCCCTGTCAATATAATTCTTTAACTCTGTCCACAAATCATTTGCTAAATCAATCGACATCACTTTCCTCCGTGTTCTCGTCAATGACGTCAGTACTTAGCACTTCTTCTTTTTTAACGAAATGTTGCATTAGACTATCCAAACAACCATCATCGTTCCGTTCCCAAGCTTTGCGGAATTGCTTAATTTCTTCTCCGTCTGGTGTGGTGAATTTTAGTTTATTACCATCTTTTTCAAGCAACCCTTTCTTTTCAGCAAGATCTACAAGTCCGGAGTAGGGGTTCATTCCTGACTCATAAGGAATCTTTACTTGAACACTTTCAAAAGGCTTCGCATAACGAGTCTTCATTACTTTACACCCGGCACGAATGCCCTTTACATCAGAAATCTTGTTGCCTTCTTCATCTTCTTTGAGTTTCATCTTCTTCATTGCAACAACAATGCTTGAAGCATAAACAAAACCTTGCCCACCAGAAATCTTGTCATCTGGGTCAAACATATCCTGACTTGCATAGGTGTGGTTTGTGCAAACCATTCCTACATTGTATGCACCAAACATATTAACACAGTTGCGGACAAGTGCAGTTAGGCTCTTTGCCTTTCTACCAAGATCGCCCTTCATATCACCCGATTCAAACTGGTTTACATCAGTGGGCGTAAGCATCATACCAAGAGAGTCAATGATAAAAAGAACCTTTGGCTTTTCTTCATCTGGAAGATTCTTGTAATCAGCCATGAATGTACTAATAGTTTTAGCAACATCATCAACCATAGCCATACTAAGACGAAGTAATTTATCTTCACCCGTATCAACACCAAGTGCTTGTAGCCAAGTCTCGTCAAGAGCGTTTTCTGTATCAATAAGAACTACATAAATTCCTTGCTCCTGAGCATGGCGAGCGATGTTTCCTGAGCACATGTAACTCTTACCACTGCCGCTTTCTCCAGCGAACACGGTGACCTTTCCAAGAGGAACTCCTTTATCAAACTCGCCTGAAATAAGGTAGTTTAGAGCATAGTTTCCTGTGCTGATCCAGTCAGTGGGGTCATTGAACCCAATTGAAAGTCCGTCAATAGACTTTGTAATTTGCTTTCTAAATTTTGAAACGTCAAATGGCTTTGGCATGGTTTTTCCTAATTTGTAGTTTGTTTGTGGTATATTATATTATAATTACTCAAATTGAACAAGATGTTTTAAATAATCACCGCTAAAATAATGATGGTAGTTATATTCAATTGTATCTTGTTCCATTAAATATAAATCTCTCCAATCATCAAATAATAAATTTTTAAACTTAGATATCATTTCTATCAATTTAACTAATCTTTTTACTGGATTCTCAATTAAATCAAACTCGTAATCAAAGATTTTATCATATTTTTTAAATCCATAATATTTTTCTAAGTGCTGGTGCCACATTGGTTGTGCATAACTTAAAAATAACCCCCTAGTAACAACACTGTATAAAAATTTTTCGGTTATAAAAGGATAATAACTTGTTCCCATAGTTTCAGAAACTATATGCAAAAAACTTTGTGTAAGTTGATTTTCTAAGTTATAGATGTTTTTTCCATGGTTATATTGAACATGCCCAAAAGAATAAATTTTGTTGTTAAAATCATCAAGATTTTTGAAAAATGCGGTGTAAAATTTTATTTCATCATTACTCAAATCTAGATATTCTAACTGACCAACTACCCAATCGTTACTATATGAAAAGTTTTTACTCGAAAAATCAAAGTTGAAAATCCCTTGATTATTCAAAATTGCAGCTAATAGTTGTCTACTAACATGATCAGAGCCATTGAAACTACAAACAAAATTTTTAAAATTTATTTCCGGATGATTATTGTAATTTATAAAATCATTATAAAAGTTGCCACTAATACAAAGATTAATATCAAATATAAATTTAATATTTGAATACTTGTCTTTAATGATATCATCAAATATATACTCACTTCTTACAATGACTTTTTCTGATCTATTATTTAAATGATACAGCAATTCATTATAGTAATTAATATCAAACCCATGAATATGGTCAGACAATGTAACATCTAATACTGCATCAGTATGTTTGTTTATTTTTGAAATATATTTTTGGTTTTCTATCATTCGTGAAAAATAATTAGGGCTATATGATTATTTTCAACATAGCCCTGTTGCTGATCTAGTTTAACTAGACTGTCTAGACCGAATCATTGCTAAGATATCTTCTGCTTTTTGAGTTCCGCCATCAGACTTTGGCTCTGCATCAGCTTCTGCTGGTGCAGGATCAGGTTCTGATGCAGTCTGCTCTGGCTCTGGGGTAGAAGTGGATGCTGGTGCTGGTGCTGAAGGGGCACTGTTTCCAGCCGGAGCAGACATTCCTGCTGGTCGGTAGTATGCACCAAAACGATCTGGATCGTATGCCTCACCATCAACGCTGGCCTCAAACATTTCCTTCATAACGCGAAGACCTTCTTCAGATGGTCGGTTCGGCAAGAAATCAGAAAGGTTGAATAACCCGTAAGTATTAATTGCCGCTTGTTCTTCTTCAGTTAGTGGTGTTTCTTTGCGTGACCACTTGGAAGTAGAATAATCAGCATATCCGCCCTTTGATGTCTTGTTAATACGGAAATCAAGTCCAGCGTCAAGATCGGTTGGCAACTCTTCTAGTTCTGGGTCCATCAATGCACTTTTAATAATATTAAAAATCTGTGGGCCAATAATAAACCGTCGAATTGGATTCTCAGGCGGTGTGTCATCTGCGAGTGCGTTCTCGCGAACAAATCCTTGGAAAACATAGCTACGCTTTTTCCAATATTTGCGTCCCATATCTTCAAGTGATGCGTCCTTAAACCAAGTTCTAACTTCTGCTAGAATTGGGCAAGAATCTCCCCACATTTCTACACAAGGTACCTGTACATACAGGTTTTTGCTGTCAGCCTGACCCTTGATACCATTGAACGGAAGTCGGATCATTTGCCGTTCTGCCCAAAAAAATGTGTTTTTGTCGTCACCGTCAGGCAAGAAACGAAGCAAACTGCTGCCGCCTTCTTCCATTTTCCAGTGTGGGTAAATTACGTTGTCGCCGCTGGTGGTTTGACCGTCTTGTTTTGACTCTGCGGCTTGGAGTCGTTGACGAATTTCTGCTAGTGATGTCATTAAGTTTTCCTCTATTAGCCTTGTAAATGCCTAGTGTTATGCCTAGTAATATGCCTGTGCATACACCACTTCGTAGTATATACAATCCTATTTATTAAGTCAAGTGTTTTTTAAAAGATTTTGGTATTATTTTTGAATACCGAGAAGACGTTTAAGATCTTCTAATCCGCTGTCTTCGGGATTAGTTACATCTTCCTCTAATTCTGGATCTGATTTTGGTTGGAGATAATTTTTTTCATCATCTTTGTCGCGGTCTGATGTAATCACATCACCAGTATCAAGGTCATGTTCTTCATCAATGTTATCAACTTTGACATCTGTAACACCAGAAATTTGAATACCAAACTCCTTAAGACGATTTTGAATTAGTGGTCTGGCATCAGCATCTGGGGTCTTTCTTGCTAATTCTGCCAAGTCATCATATAGTTTATCATCACCAATAATATTATACAACCGCTCAGTTGCATTTATTGCATCAGGACCGACTGTTATTTCGTTTTTAAACATTTGCCGCAGTTCTTCTTGCTGACGACGACTTTCTGGAAGATCCCATGTTCCTTCAGTGACCTGTTGTGTCCATTCTTCAAATTCGTTTAACTCACGCATTTCTTCTTCTTGCTTTAATTTTGCTAACACAGGTGCAGCATTTTCAATTCTCTGATCAACACGTGGTACCGCAAACATTTCTCTAACTGCTTCAACCACTTCTTCTTGTGGTTCAATGTCACTTGGTTGCCAACCCTCAATATACTTGTGATAACCACGACGACTGGCCATACGTTTAACACGCTTTTGCAATCTATTCTTAAATTCTTCTGCCAACTCGTAAAGATTCTGTGCATCTTCTGTCAATTCACGATTACGATTGGCTCTTGTAAATCCACTTAATAGTTTAATTTGCGAAACCATCTCAGAAATATGCTGACCAAATGGGTCATACGGATTGCCACCTTCTGCAACGTGGCGGCTCATTGCTCTACCAGCAGATAGATTATTAAAAGGTAACTTAAATCTTTCACCTTCACCATTCTCAACAAATAGTGACGAAATATTTCTATATCGTGCATCTTCGTCGCCTAACTTTTTAGAATGTTTGATTATTAAACGAGTCTTTTGTGGTTGGTCTTGGTAACTGGTTTTTCTTGTACCATAATAACCTTCAAATAAATTCTCTTGTATAGCAGACATTGACTGCATTCTATACTTTAGGCGGTTTAGATTATTAAGTCCGAATTGTTTGGTGTTGCTTTTGGCAAACATACGCAATTGATAAAGAAAATCATACCAACGGTTTCTGTCTTTTCCAGTCATAGCATTTACTATGTTGTTACCATAAAAAACTTCTAAATTGCTATCAGAGTCTAACAGAACTACAACTGTGCCATAATTCTTTTCAGGCGTCACAAAATTGAAACTGAACATATCAGCCTCACTTGGATCCATTGTAGCCTTTCCTTGACTGTTCAGGGCTTTTGGATCAAAGTTTTTGCTAACTAAGAGGTCAAATAGTTGTTTCGGTGTGTTTTCTTGTTCTGCCATACTGTTATTTACCCAATATAGTATTTATTGTTAGAACATTGCAATGAATGGCATTGGGTCACGCCGCTCACCGTGGTCACTCATTTGGCTGGTTAATTCAACGTGGTAGTTCTGTAATTGTTGTAACATTCTGACTACCAATACGGTTGCCATTACAAGGTCATCAGTCTCTCCCGGCTTTGCTGCATAACTTGCACCACGTGCAACAAATGTTTTTAATTCACTCATCAATGACCGACTAAAAATCTGCATTTTCTCTGCTTCAAGCATTGTTTTTAATTTAGAACACGCTGCTAATTTTGGTTTATTACTGGTGTTAAATCCTTTTCTCAGTCTTCTTCCACCACCACTACCGCTTGGTTGTTTGCTATCACTTAGAAAATATCCTTGTATATTCTCTTCGCCATAATCAGCAATAGAAATAAGTGATGCTTCACCAATGGTATTATTCTCAACAGAATAGTAGATACTATTGACGTCATTAACCGTTTCATTAATATGTTTGCATATATCAGCAAGAATTCTTATTTGTTCAGGAATGTCAGTACGATTGTTTTTCCACTCTGCAACTTGTGTTGAGGTATTTGCCTCAAAAACTTGGATTGCAGAAAAATCACCACCTGTACCCAAACTTGGGTCTAATCCTACTACATATATATTACCCTTTTTAGGGCGATGATACCAACGAACTTCACCAGTTTTGTATAGTGGTTCTGATGGTTCTAAATCAATTAACTTGGCGGGGGCAATAAGTGTTTCATCCTGAATCAAAAAAGAACATTCATGTTCTCGCTCAAACCTATCGTCACCCAGTGCAGCACGTTGTTCAGCCGCCCATTTTTCATCTCTATCAGGATGTTCTTGCCAGTATGCTCGGAATGCTTTAAACCCATTTATGCCTAATTCTGTTTTATTGCCAAACTCATCTTCTGTTTTGTTAGCACCTTTCCATAGGTAAGCAAACTGATCTTCATCTGAGTTTGGTGTTGAAGTAATAATTGCTTTACCACCAGTTGAGAGTGTTGGTGATATAGAAGTCCAGAACTCTCTGGCAATAGTTGGCCTGACATATGCAAATTCGTCAGAATACAATAGTGTTATACTCATACCACGACCGGTATTTTCAGTTGTTGTTTGTGATACTATTCGGCTACCATTATCAAACTCTATACTGCCTTTGTTATAACTTGTTGCACCTGCTCTAATATGATCTGGACACAATTCATAAGCATAACGAACGCGTTGCATTATTTCCTGAGCACCCAAATATTTGTGTGCTGCAACTAATATTGTTGAGTCTGGGACAAACATTGCATACCATAGTAGATAACCCGCAGCACATGTGCTTTTGCCACATTGTCTGGGGAGCATTGATATAGAAAATCTGTAATTATGATAGGTATCAATCAAACGGGTTTGGAACTCAAATGGGGCATACAACATTCTTCCCTTGGTGGGATGCTGAATGTAAAAGAAATTCTTAAGAAAATATTGTGGTCCAGTATTGGGGTCAGCACACGCGGCAAACTCTATTAACTGTTCTTCTGAATAACTTTCTTGTTTATGTGGGTTCTTTATTAGAACCCCTTCCATTGTTTTACTCATCGTTGTTTTTTACGAATCCTTTGTATAATTCCCAAAGAGGTTCATCACGTTTAATCACATCTTCCGCCTCTGGCCATCGGCCTTTAATCACATCTTTAGCATACATATAAGCAGAATCCGGATCTTGTTTAATCACTTCCTCGCCTTCTGGCCACCTTCCTTGAACAACATCTTTAGCATACAAATAAGCCACATCTGGTTCTGTTTTAATTATGTCTTCTGCCTCTGGCCATCTGTCATTAATGACCCGGTTGGCATACATGTAAGAATACCCCGGATCTTGCTTGATAATATCTTCCGCTTCTGGCCATCTTCCGCCGATAACATCTTTAGCGTAAGTGACAATTGGTCCCGATATCCCCTTTTGTAGAATTGCATCCTCTGCTTCTGGAAATCTGCCTTCTATAACGTCGCGAGCATATATGTAAGCGTAATTTGGTTTTTGTTCAATTGCTCTTTCGCCCTCTGGCCATCTTTCTTTAATAAAATCTTGAGCATAATAGAGAGCATATCTTGGTGACTGTGCAATTACTTCTTCACCCTCTGGCCATCTGCCCCCAACCTTTTCTACAGCATATGTGTATGCTTCCTCAGGTGTCATTAGGGATGGTTTTTTAGAAATTAATGCATTCATTTGTTCTTGATCTAAGTCAGTGATAGAAAAATTACTTTCTGGCAAATAGCCACCACCTTTTATACCTTTAACAAAATCTTTTTGTAATAAGTCAATAATGTAAGGATGATACTTCTCACTGGGTTTTTCGTTAGCTCTGCCTTTCATTTCACCAAGATATCCATTTTTATCAAGTATGAATGTAAGGTGCGGGCGTTGTTTTTCTCCAGATACCTTTGTACGGAAACTTAATATACGGTCGCCTTCTTTGGGTGTTGCTGTATTGCCACAATGGCCCATTGCTCTGCCTTCCAACTCACAATATTCTCTGTCTAATTTGACCCACGCATATTTGCCGTAATCAATAATGATTTGGTCATCTGGCTCCATTTCAAGTTCTTGTTCTTGTTTTTCTTTCCACTCTTCTTCTGCTGTTCGTAGTTTTGCGTGGAGTTCTATAGGTGTCATATCTGCCTTCCACTCTATCTCATTGACTTGGGGAGATTGCTCAAACATACTCTTCCAATGGTCCATTGTAATACGAGAGAAATAATCCTTAAGACTCAAAGAATCATTGACTACACCAATGTTAAATGGTGTTTTAGTAATTTTTTCAAATTCTTTTTCTAACTCTAATATTTTGTCATTTTGTTCTTCTGGAGTTAAATCATCAGAGGCTTTAATTCTATCTGTTTTAGTTCTTACTGCGTCTTGAAGAGCCCACTTTCTCCACCAACGAAGCCACCACGTAATTCTATCCGCTCTCTTTAAATCTTTTCTAACACCATCAGGTACATAATCTGATTTAGAAATAATTCCTTTTGCTATATTAGAATTTAATACCGAATCTACAATCTGCTTATATTGCTGCTTGTTTTCAAACAGATGTGGTCTTATGGTAAATTTGGAAAATTCACTAAATCTCATTATATTTCCACAATGCCTTCGTCGGCTAATTCGTCACGAAGCCGCTCTTTTGCTGCATCGGTATCAAAGCCATCCCATCCGCCATATGGTTCATCAAAACTATCTATGTCAAGTTGTTCAACGATATAATCAGCCATTTCGTCTTCGGCTCCCGCTCTAATTGCGTCGTGAATAAATTCAGAAATTTCAGAAGATGGTAAAGCAAAAGAAAATTCTGTTTCATCTGGGGTATATTGCACATTATTCCTGTCCATCCACCTTTCAAAATCAGATATAATTTCTGTCTCATCGCCCAACTCTTTCCCAGTAACTGTGGCACTCATAAATGCAGATTCTAATTCATCAACATTTGAAATTATTTCTTCTAAACTATCCTCATCCCAATCTACATCATCACTATAATTTTCTTTGACAAATTTTTCTATTTGAGATTTGTAGTCTGAATCCAGTGATTGAAATAAATCATCAGCAACATTATCCATAATCATTTTTATATAATCACGGGGATAATCATATACTTCTGCGAGACTCGCATCCCCTGTCATTAATCTGGATGCTACATCTATAGCATTGGTTTCAACATTTTTATTAATAATATCTAAATCAGCAGCAGAACCTTCAGGTGCATCTAACATTACTAAATGATTTTTTTTATCAATTTTTTTAGCAGAAAGAGGCATATCATATGCGTCTAACTCAGCCTCCAATTTTTCATAAAACCTTTCTGATGGGCTTCCATCTGCTTGTAAAATATCATATGATGTGCCTAACTGTGGTTTTTGTTCTATTAATGCTTTTCGTTGTTCTTCATCTAAATCAGATAAACTAAAATTGTTTTCGGGTAGATACCCACCACCCTTGATGCCTTTTACAAAATCTTTTTGTAACAAGTCAATGATATAAGGATGATATTTTTCACTGGGTTTGTCATTACCACGTCCTTTCATCTCTCCTAGGTAACCATCTTTATCAAGTATGAATGTCAAATGTGGCTTTTGTCTTGTATCGCTGACTTTTGTGCGGAAACTTAGAATCCTGTCGCCTTCCTGCGGTGTTCCGGTATTTCCACAATGGCCCATTGCCTTGCCCTCGGCATCACAGTATTCCCTGTCTAATTTGACCCAAGCGTATTTGCCGTAATCAATAATGATTTGGTCGTCGGGTTCTGGCTCAAGTTCTTGTTCTTGTTTTTGTTCCCACTCTTCTTCTGCTTCTTGTAATTTTTCGTGCAGAACAATTGGTTCAAGATTTGCTTCCCACTCAACCTGATTGACTTGTGGTGATTGTTCAAACATAGTAGACCAGTGAGTCAATAAAATCTGAAGATTAAATAGTCTTTCAAAACTAATAATTAACCTTGTCTCTATAGTATCGTAGTCTCGTTTAGTTATTTTTTTAAAGAGTCTTTTGAGTTCTTGAATTTTTTCTTCGCTTTCGCGTTTTTCTGCATCTGAAACAGGTCCAACGGCAGTTTTTTCTTCTTGCTCAATTTTAAGTGCAATAACTTGATGTGCTGTGGTAATTCTCCACCAGCGAAGCCACCAGATGATACGATCTGCTCGTTTTAGTGATTGTTTTACTTGGCCAAGAACACTATTAGCAGCACCTTGGTCAATAATACCTGCATTAACCATAGTATCCATAATTTGCTTATACTGCTGCTTGTTTTCAAACAAGTGTGGTCTTATGGTAAATTTGGAAAACTCACTAAATCTCATTTTCTACCCCTAAATTTTGGAGGAAGTGCGTCAGTTAGGTAGGGTCGGGTGAACCACAGTTCAAACCACTCTGGATCACCGGGGCGGAGGCCCATTTCACGTTCTATTTCACGCTTTTCTGTGCCTGTTTTGCTAATGTTAGAACCCTCAGGGGCAGCACCAGCAGGAGTATTTGCATATACTCCACTATTAACACCGGCTAACCGTTTTAATTCTTCTAAGTCCATAATACATTATTTAACATCAACAGGAAAACGACGCTCACATACATATATGAGGCTTTTCTCAATCCACTTTTCTTCTTTTTCGTTTTCTACTTCACAAGAGTAAGTGAATTTACTAACATCAAATCCACTTCTTACCAATAGGCTGGCCCACATAGCATCACCAAGAATGCTATAATGATTTTTATTTTGTTCATGTTGGCGGTCTGAATCTGGTGCTGGAACCTCAATATACATTTTTGCATTGGGTTTTAGAACACGATTATATTCTAACAGCGTGATATAGGGGAACGGACTATGTTCTATGGCGTGACGGCAAAATATAAAATCAACACTTTCATCTAAATCATCTAAAAAACTGATATCAGATTTCTTGACACTGTGTCCTTTTTGTTCGCATAACTTAATATCTTCGGTGCTTAAAGTTACACCTACTGTGTTGATATATCCTCTGGATTTGGTTTCATCTAAAAAGAAACCCGGGCCACATCCTAAGTCTAAAATATAAGAATCAAGTGACAATTCAAGTGGATCAAAGAATTGTTTTACAACATCTTCTGTTATTTGCTTGTGAAAGGGACTTTCACCTTCGTCATAAACTTGGCTAAGAATGTGTTCGTAATAGAACCGTAATTTTACTAAATCTTTCATACTCTATCTTATTTCAACCCAAGACAGAGAAGCAAAAACATCTTTGTTTGATGACACTGTAGCAGCAAGGATCGTGAATGTCTGCGGTGTCGTTCCCATGTTGTTACGCCCAAGCTGAAGGATAGTTTCTTTGAGGAATTTTTGAATTTCTCCCTGAGTATTTGGCGATATGTATCCGGTCTGAAGTATATCTCCTCCAGTAAAATCCGTGGCCGAGTAGTCAAACTCTGCAAAACTTGCCGGGGAAGAGTTCTGCCAACTTGCTCCAGTCAGAGTAGTGTCTCGGATTACTCGGTAGAACAGACCAGTATTATCCAGAGTCGCGGCCTGAAACTCCAAGGGTATAACGACACCATTTAGTCTATCGGACCTAAGGCGAATTGATAGTACCGGCCTCAACTCATCAGCACTACCGGTTGTAATTCCGTCAAACGGAGTTGCCACGTTCTGCTCACGACCAAGCGGCCCAACCTCGCCTTCTGATGATACCGAACTTGATCCCTGTAGGATCTGGTGGGTTCCCGCAACGCCTTCCACATTTGTCAATTCAAACCTCAAAGGTCTATAGGGCGAATTAGCCCAAGGTATCTCGTCGTTATTACCAGCCACGAATCTATGAAGCGGAAGTGCATTGTTGTCCAGTATGATTTTGAATTCAACTACGCCAGCACCAAACCATTCATACTCAATGGTAAACATTTGAATCTTGTCTTCTTGGAATGATTCCAGAGATGGCCCAGTTCCGTCTAACCGATCCACATTCCACTCTGCTCTAGGAACACGCTGTTCTTCAATTCCTGTAGGAGTATCTTTGCGAAGCACGACATAATAGTCATCCACGCCTTTCTCAAAATACACACCGTTTGTTTCATCAAAGATGCCAAAGCGTTTTCTTACGCCAGTCTCAAAAGGATCCAACCGTAATGCAAAAATCGCTTCGTTGGCCCTGCCCGGCACATACTGAATCACATTTCTAGTCTGGCGTATAATTTCATCCCCTGCATCACCACCCACTTCCAGTACCACACCACCTTCATATTCGTTAAAAGTTGATGATGCTGTGCCTGTGACTGCTTCGTCCCAAATCTGTTCATCTTTGGTGTATTGAAAAGCGTTGAAAAAAATTTGCTCGTTTGTGGAAACTTTGCGACGATTGCGTGAAGTATGCTGAACCGTGTCATCATCTACTCTTACCGCAACATTGCCTTTATAGTTTGTAAAAACACTTTCATCTCTTAGACTGCGAACATATACATTTCCCGTGTCACTATTAAGTGCAAGTGCTTGTGTAAGATTACGAAGATACCATGGTTTTACATCTTCTGGAGGCGGCACTGATGTCATCGTTTATATCCTTTAAACGGTTTTACAGGACTTTCGCTGTTTATTGCATCGGATTCATGGCTGGGACCGGGTGCATCATCTTCGTATTCTAATCCAATCTTTTTAAACGCGGCTTTTGCCATTTCGTGTTCTTCGGGAGTGTATGTAAGAACAAACCCATCAGCACCAGTCCAACTGGCTGGATCAACATCATGCTCATTGTCAGGATGACCAGCCATTGCTAATGTCGCACGGTAAAGGTCATAGTAACCATTATTACGGATGGTTCCTACAGTAGAATCTTTAAAATTACGTGGGGCTTCGCCACGCTTTAGAGTAGCACGGCCATAGTTAAACCCACTTTCTTTTAAAAAATCACGGGCTCTCAATTATGCTCTCCCGCTGGAGCCACTTTCTGTTGCAGTGAAATCACTTCCGGTAACTGTCAATTCATTACCAATACCTACAAAAACATGTGTAATGGTGTGTGGGGGGATTTGATTAGCCTGAGAATAGATGTTTTCGTCTGTTGTTGTGTTGAGAACATTATAAGTTATGGCTGAATTACCAGTAGCAAGTCGGCATTTTTCTGTGTTCCATGTAACACTTGACACTGTTGTATATACATTAGCAGTCATCGTTTATTTTCCTCGTTATTTCAGTAATTCACTGACCGGAGTGCTGGACCAAAATTTACAACTCCAATACCCAGCGGTATCTCTATCATTTTTAGAACTTTTTTGGTCGCACTTATGTCGTGCTCTGAAACTTCTTCTTGCATCTGGGTCATCTCTTTTGATTTCCATTTCTTTGGAACCAAAATTAACTTTTTTAACATTGCCAGTATCTGGGTCAGTGACATATACTTTATATTTTTTAACATCGCCACGCATTGGCTGATTTAATTCAACCTCTTTTCCTTGATACTCTGCTTCGTCAAGTTGGCAGCCACAGGCAGAAAAGAAATTTTCAGCAACGCTGTCTGTGCCAAGTGTATAACTTGATTCATCGTGTCCTACAACTGGCATCTCTATAACAATTTCTTCATTGACAATCATTTCAAGAACATCACCTGTTACTGGTGCTGATTGTTGTCTTTCACTTTCACCCAAGTAATCTGTAAAACTTTTTGATTCTTTTTGAATCTTGCTTTTGGATTTAGGTGTGGTGTTCTCTGTTAATACTGATTTGTCAGCCGAATCAAGTTTAGATAGCATATCTCTGATATCATCATTGGTGTTACTTTCTGAAACATTTTCTTTAGATGCAAATGTGGTTGATTCCTTTAGAGTAGGTTTCTCTTTAGAATCAAACTTAGATAGTAGGTTTCTGATATCATCATTTATATTATTCATTTTAAACAAGTCCTGCTAATCGCTTAACTTCGTCTGTTTCATTAAAATTACGCATTCTGTCCATATCATCAACATCACCACGTGTTTGAATTGGATCAGGAACATCAGACATCATGTCATTAATCTTGTCATAATCAACTTCTTCACTTGATCTAAATGCCTTCTCGGCTTCTTCTCTTTCTTCTTCGCTTCTCATTTGGTCAAGAATGACATCACGAACTTTTTCTCTATCAACAGAATCTCCCTCAAAATCATCTCCAACTTCGTTTTTAACAAGTTCAGTTGCTTTTTTGACTTCTTCTTCTGTTGCACCAATGTCATAGATGCCATTAGGGCCATAGAAATCTAAGACATAAGAATAAAATTCATCCATAGTGCCTACAGCAGTATCTTCTTCTTCCTTCATAGAACGGAATGCTTTGTCACTGGCTTTTTTGATGGACGCCAGATCTTTTTTGTCTACAGACCCACCAAAAGAGTGCCCCATGACAAAATCGGACAACTGCTTTGCCTTGATGGTCTTTCTACCTTTTAACGCAGTAACCACTGCAACAGGGTCAAGACCCCCATCTTTTAAGGCTGCTTTGACAACTGAGGGCTTCATCGAAATAGATTTAGATATAATTTCGACGGCTTCCTCTTTATCGGCGTTTGCTTTCTCGTCCAGAAGCTTGGAGAACTCTTCCTTAACCACATCCATTGGATTGTCGCCATCTTCAGCCTTGTCATAAGAATTTTTCTCACGGTTAAGACCGCCAGAAACAACATCAAGCATATATTCCATATCCTGATATTTTTCTTCTGGGCTATTGCTGTAATCACTATCTTCTTCCATTGGCATATCATGTGCTTGAGTATGCATAAGATCTGGGTTATCTGTTGGTTCTTGGAACTGTACCTCACCATAACCGGGACTTGAGAAAAGTCCTGCATTGGATAGCAATCCAGCCAACTCGTCTGCCTCTTGTTCTGATGCGGTTACTGAAATGCTTCTGCTTTCTGGTTGTGTTGGATCAACGCTTACATTAATATCCATTGCTTCATTGAGTTCTTCATTTTGTGTAAGAAGAGAATCCTGCAGATCAGCAAACACAGAATCAACTTCGTCTCTTATAATTGTGTCTTTACCGCGTTTGTCTTTTTCAATGCTGGGTATTGCGTTGTAACCATCCTTTTTCAACATATCTGCATATTTTTTAAGGGCCCTTTTATCTGAACCACCAAAGTTTTTACTCGCTCTTTCGAGTTTTTTAGCCGCATCTACTGGAGTTTTTACTTTGGCTTCATTGAGTTGTGAGCGGAATTTCTTTTCAAGTTCGCTTACTGTCTTGGATTCCGCCACCGAGGACTTCATTAAGAATGCACGTTTTGCTAAACGACGGTCGCCTTCCTCAAGTTCGCTGCCTTGCTTAACCCAATCAGCGTAGTTGTTTGCAGCATCTGTTGCTTCTTTTTCTGACTTGTATGGTCCTTCTACCTCGCCATCCACACTCTTATAAAACCAAGCAGAATCAAATTCTGAATCTTTGCTGTCTGCTTCTTCTTCTCCAAATATACTTCTCTTTTTAGTATCGCCAACTGGGGCAGACACTGCAGCAACACTGCCAGCAGAAGTGGTTTCATCAAGTTGTGCCCGGGCAATAGCAAGATCATCATAGCCATAAGTGTTCCGTAAAGCATTTCTTGCTTCTTCTGGTGTCATACCTGCACTCTCTGCAACTGTACTATCTTTCATAGCAGCCAAAAGGGTTTCTTCTTCTGTAAGACTGCCCTCGTTGACTGGCACACAATTTGGAACTTCTTCGCCGTCTTGCATTTTTGTGCCATATTGCTCATAGCCATCCCAGCAAGGATCGTCTTCGTCTTTTTCTGTTATCTCGTCTTCATTCGTGTTATTGTTAGATTGCTGGAAAGCAAAATCAGCAAACTTTTGAAACATTTCTTTTTTACCAATATTATCTTCTATCTTGGCTTTGTTTTTGTCGTTTACTGCGTTGTAAAGACTTACTATCGCATTTGCAGTTTGCATATCAACTTCTAGAGTCTCGCCATTATCAAATGTAATACGAGACATTTGTCTGTCATCTACGATATTACGAAGACGGTCAATAATGCCTTCTGTTAATTTGGTTTCATTCATTGTTCTATCCTTGTGTTTGGCTTCTGCAACAGAATCCTCGTTTTCAATTTGTTTGATTTCAACATCACCTTCGTTGTCATCCATCCACTTTTCAGCAGACTTCATATTACGGAATGTTTTGGTAAATGATTTACTATTCATTCCTTTGACGCCCTTGACAACAACTTTCTTTTCTGGATCAAGGTCTGACTGACGACTGGTTGCTTCATTCATTGTTCTATCTTCTACTGGTCCCAAATACTTATTTGATAACTTTCTTATCATTCTTGTGTCACCAGCATCTATATATAGATCAAGTTTGTCTAACTCTCGCTCGGCATACTCGTCACCTTGCTGAGCAGCATCTTGCATGGCCTGTCCCAGTGGTGTGTTATCCATACTAGTTGCTTCTAAACCAGCATAAGTTCCCAAGCCCAGCATAGTAGCCAATGCTGCTTTCTTAAGCATATTTTCATTTAGTTCATCGTCTTCTAATAGACGCTGTTCAATATCACCAATAATAGTATTAAGAGAACTTTCTTCCATGAAATCATCATCATCTGGAATTACTTCAATATCATCTTCACTAGCAAGTTCCATACCGCTTGGTGTTTTAACTTTGATTTTGCCATTTTCTTCACCATAGTACATACCAGTTTTATTCTGTGACTTGATATGAACGGCATCTCCTAACCCCAACTCATCAGATGACATAGTGTTTTCTTTAATTGTTTTAGAATTCTTAGATGTCTTTCTCATAATATTTGCTCTTTATAGATAATCCGAAGATATTATGCTTGATTCTTCAAACTTATCATGTAATTTTTTTAATTCTCTATGAAATTCTTTAAGAAATTTTTTCTCATTATCACTTAAGTATGCAGCTATAGTTCCAGACGAATCCCGGAACAGATCCTGTAATGCCACAACTGAATCATTTACTGGCAAGAAAATAGCATCACTGAGTTTTTTCTCAAACTTTTCTCTATCTTGAAGAAGATCTTGCTTGATCTCTTCAGGATCTTTGTCGCCCTCTGTTGCTTTAAAAAGTGGTGAGGCTTGTGTTCTTTTGACTTGCTTGTCAACATCCCAATCACTTTTCTTGTTTTCATTTAGTTTGGGTGGATATTTTTTTGATTTTTTTCTATTTTCAGCCATATAATCCTCTTCACCACCAGCAAACATAGTACCTGTGCTCATTGGTGGTTGGCTTGCAGGGGTGCTCATCTCGGTGTTTGTTGTCATATCAGGAACGTCATCTTCTTCGGCACGACGGGTCCCTTCTATGTAAGCATAAATGGTTTCTATTGCACGATGTACTTTTGCTATTTTATTCTGATACCACTCAGGAATTGGTGTTCCGGCTGAAATACACTTAAGAACATCTTCTGCTGCGTATTTCATAAAGGAAAGTTGTGTTCTTGCCATACCACTTGCAGCTTCAGGTCCATAATCAGAACCAACATAGCCCTCTGAGATTGGACCGCACATTTGACGCTTGAGACGGCTTCCTTCCATATAACTATGAATGCCTTGCATATCTTGGTGAGCAGAACTTATTTTATTCTGCAACCAGTCTGGCATATGGTACCCCGCTCTCATGGCTTCTTTGATTTCACTAATAGCATATACCAAATAGTGAATTTGTGTCTCTGCCATCTCTGATCCAGCCTGTGGTCCATAATCATCAGGATCTTGCATTGCCTTGTCCATCATTGGGGGCTGGTTCATCATGTCCATATCCATATCTTGCTCATCCAATGGCGATGCTATGTCAGTTTGAATAGCATTTCTACGAGCATGAAGATACTCATCTGTAGAATCTACTTCTCCATCATTATTAATATCTTTGTCTTTACGGCGTTTAAATGGCATACGAGCTTGCTTTGCATCTACTGGATCTAAATCATCATCAAGTTTTTCAGCAGTACTCTTATCCATTTTTACAGGATAGGTTTTTCCATCAAATTCAAATTCTTTTTTACCTGCTTTAGCAGCTTCAGCAGCGGCTTGATTGAATGCATTTTCATCAAGACTATCTTCATCTATTAGACCCAAATCCTTTGAATATAATTTGTCAATCATTTTTTTGGCTTGGGCTTTTGTCAAACCATCTTTAACCATATCTTGACGACTTCCTGTTTCACCAACAGTCCATATTGTATATCTGCCCTCGCTATTTTTTTCTGCTTTATAATCTTTAGCTTCATCAACTTTTTCAGGTAATCCTGCGTGCTTGGTGCCAGCAAAATCTTCTAATTCTTTCTTTGTCATAGAATCATACATTTCTTTTGAAGCACCTTGTAATTCAGAAACCGGTGTTTCACCTCTTTTGGCTGCTAATGCAGCACCAGCAGCTTGCTGTTGGTCTTTAGAAACAGATTTTTCATTGATTGACTCTTTCTTTTCTTTCTTTGAGATTGCGATGGCTGCTTGTTGTGCTTGACTTTTACTGTGTTTGCCTTCATTGGCTGTCTTTTTTAATTTCGTTATTTGAGCATCGGTGTAACCAAATTTATTTTTTAACATTTTTTCGGCTTCTTCCTCTGATGGCCCACCTAAAAGTGCTTTATCTGGATTTTTGACCGTATCTTTGGCAATTTTTTCTTGGTGCTTGCTGGGAACATCTTTGCCTTCATTGAATTTAATATCAGAAACAGGCATTACTTTTGCTTTTGGTGCTTTGTAGTTTTTGCCCTCGTCACTTTTAAAGAAAACATATCCGTTCTCTTCTTTCATAACAACACCAGAAATACCAGCACCACCTTTCTTTCCAACACCAGCGTGTACACGAGTTCCCGCTTCAAATTCTTTTTGTTCTAAGATAGGATTATTCTTGGTAAATTTAACACTATATGCAGTTTCGCCAATGCCCGGCTTGTTGATAAGGATATATGGCTGGTCTTTGATTGTTATTCTGCTTGATTTTGGCTTAGCACCATATGCACTTTCTGTCATCTTGACAGTTTCGGTGTCATCATTTATTAACACATCACCACGACCACTTTGTGCATTTTCTTTTAGATTAGAAAAAGCAAAGTCAGCAATTTTGTAAAACATTTCTTTACTTTTGCCAATAGTATCTTCTATTTTGGCTTTATTTTGGTCATTAACTGCATTATGAAGATTCACAATTGCACTGGCAGTAAACATATCCACTGTCATTGATTCGCCATTGTCAAATTGCACACGTCTTGCATCGTTGTTATCAACAATGTAGCGAAGTCTGTCAATAGTATCTTCTTTTAGTGTTGGCTTTTTTGTTATGAAATCCTGTTTATTCATTCTTTGTCCTTATCGTGCAAAGCTCTTTGGTTCCGGTCTCTTATTAGTTCCGGGTATAGCACTATCGGTGCCTTGCTCAAGATCGTTAGTAGTTTGTGCTGGGTCAGTTTTACCACCTGCAATTTCAAATTTGGCATCACTTGCTGAGTTTTTTATAACTTCGTCTGTGGTATCATATTCTGCATCTGGTGGCGTTGGATAATCCTTTTCTAAAACTGGACTTTCTTCACGCTTTTCAAATTCATCAGATACAGTATCGTCATAATCAGGGGTCATCATACGGAAATGATTCGGATTGCCGCCCATTTCACGCCACATTTCAGTAACCTCCTGTGAAGAAGCAGGGTAAGAAAATTCAACATCAATGATATGAACTTCTTCATTATTCAGTTCAGGAAACCCTGCTGGTGATTTCATAACAGGAGTTTTCTTGGGTTCGGACATTTTAACTAAGTCATAGCGTTCAAGACGCTTTTCTAACTCATCGACTTTGTCCTTGTCTAACTCACCCGCAATCTTAATGCGATACTGAAAAGTTTGTTTGCTTTCAGCAAGATAATCTACAAATGTTTTCATAATTCTGATCCTATAAGGTATTTATTATGAACAGCTAATCTTTGGTATTGCTGTCATCACCATCTTTGTTTAATAATTTTTCTAATAATTGGTTACGATCAAGAACAACGCCAGTGCCACGCTCTGTTTCTTCATCTTCATTTTTTTGAGCCTGTTGATCCAATCGCATTTTCTTCAATTGTAAATCAATAGTCTTTAACTTCTTGTTTATCTTAGCATTTTTTGCTGTAACCGCATGGCCCAGCATAGTGCTTGCTACTGAGAATATGTCTGCCGCATAGCGACTATCAACATTCATACCCAAGTCCATAAGGTCATCAAAGCTGGAGGTTGCTTTATCGCTTAACTCGTCCATTTCCTTGTCGCTGGCCTCAAGACCACGCACTGCTGGTAATGCTTCTTCAATCTTGTCTAATTCACCCAAAGAGGTTGATATAGTTAATTGAGAATCATCTGAAGCGTTTGTATCTTCAGACTCATCAGTTCTGTCTTCAGACACCTCAGACTTTTTTTGATCTTTACTATCGTCTTGAGGCAAATTTAGTAATTGTTCTAATTTTTTAGTCATTACAACTATTTAGGCGAACTACCTTTTACCTTGGTGGAAAATTTGGTCTTCATTTACTACGCGGAAGGTCATACCATTTTTTCTACACCATCGAGTGGCCTGATCCCACTTTGCCATGTTAACCGCAACAGCAGCACGATCTCTTGTACTCATTCTTTCTGTCATCATACTTTGTTTTTTGGGTTTGATTTCTATTATCTCGGCTTTTATGTTGCCGTTTTTATCTTGGTATGAAACAAAAAAATCTGGAACATATCGCGACATTTTACCAGTCAGCGGATTTCTATATGGTATTGCTATCGCTTCACTTGCCCATTGTAGAATATTGTCATTAGTATCGCAGAAACGCATAAATGCGTGTTCCCACGATGAACGATACTGTGGAGTATGATTACCAACATATTTGTCAGGGTTAATAATTTGATATTTTCCCTGTGCAAACTTCTTAGTCATGCCCGGATGTTACGTGCTACTCCAACTGGCGGCACCAATTGTGCGGACACGCCCAAATATGTTGATTTATTTCTGATAGTGTTTAAATAAAAAGCCAAAAGAACTGGTATTTGTTCATCAGAACTCTTTTCAAATTCTTCTAATAATGAATCAATAGAACGTTGATTGGTGTCTGCTACTCTGAACAATTCTGCTGTAAAAGATGCTGCCGGTTTTTCTGCTTGAAATCTTTTCTTAAAGAAACTAAAGACTCTGTCATATTGATTAGCATCTACATTAACAGAGTATTCCCGAAACGCATCTTGTACTCTTGCAGCGTTATCAATTCGTGGATTACGGTCATTTACTGAATTCATTGTACCAATTTACTCATTTTCACCATTGGCATTATTTAATGGCGTTAAGGGCTCACCTTCTGGTATATCTTCTGGTGGCTCAGCCGGAAAAGCGATTGGAAGAGTTGTTGTGGTTCCAGACGTATTTTGGGCAGGAGAGGTTGTCGCAGTTGGTTCAGGTCTTGCCCCCAACGATTCTGTTCTCCCCCCACCAGACTCTTTTCTAACAAAAGTGCCGTCTGATTGTTGTATTATCGTATCAGAATTGGGGGTGGGGACATTAAAACTTTCAGAACTGTTTTGGCTTGTTCTTTGTGCAACTGAGCCAACAACACCAGCGGCCACGCCGGTTGCAGTGGAAATTGCTGCTGCGGTTGCTTCTTCTTTTGCAATGTCTCCAATGTCGGAATCGCTGAATGTTTCCCTTGCTCGCCCAGCGGTTTGGATTGCTCCTAATATATCGCCATTAGCAAGGTCATCTACAACACTTAAACCAGAATCTACTAATCCACCCTGACCAAACACAGTTTGATTTCCGCCGGGTCTGGAGTTGGGACTCGTAACTTTGTCGTAATGTGTTGGGTTGCCAAATCCAGGAACCGTTGTAGAGTTGCCGTCTACACCAATCAAACCAGAATAATATTTTACAGATTCATACGAAACACGCAGACGATTTTCCATAATGCCTTCACCTGCACTATAATCATACCGATCATGATTCCATTCAGTAATAAGAGGGTTTATCAAAACATAACTTGCCCAGCGATGTTGGTTAAACCCATAGATTGTTATATCACGAAAAAATGCAGGTTTTGGAATTAACTCACCACCAGAACCAAACCCTTCGCCATAAAAACCCCAATCATTTGCTTTTCTTTCTGGAGAATATATGTCTCTTTCTGAGTATGTAAATCCGGGGTCTTCTGAAATTGCACCAGCACTACCATAACCTTGGCTCGGGTCACGATAGTAATAACTGAAATAGTTGTACCATAACCGTCTTGTTAAGTCTGACGCATCATCATGAAACGTCATTTCAATAGGATTATACTCTATTTTCTTTTGAACAATACGCTTACGATTGTATTGGTTGTATGTGTCACTGTCTATTGCGTAACTTGGCAGATCAGTTGTTTTAACTAATAGCCCAATTGTAGATTGTTCATCCTGCCCAAAGACAGAACGAAGCCCGGGAATCTCCGTATTAAGAGTAAAATAAACATGAAATAGAAATTTATTACGCGGAGCAAGCTCATAATTGTTTGAGGTAAACGTCTTATGAGCATGCTGTGCGTCTCTTAGGTTATCCCGAGCGACAAACCCACTAAAAAAGTCACGAAAAAATGACACGATTAGCCAGTTACAACTTCGCCCAATGTTCTACCAACACTTGAACCAACGCCATCACCAAGTGGTGTCTGTAGTGCGTTGTCAAAACGAAGTGTCATTGAAACTGTTTGTACATCACTTGTAGCATAGTCAAGTTGGTTATAGTTGGCACTGGTTATATAGCAACCATAAAGTTCCCATGTCTCAAGAACCTGTGGTTCATTGGCACCGTTGCCGCCATCAAGCATTTCACAACGAGTAAGGAACTTATAATCAATACCTGATGATGCTGATGCCTGTTCCATGAAATCCATTTGTCGCTGCAGTTGCTCACCAACAAGTCTGGCAATAGTACCAGAAGCGTCGTCACGCATCTCAACTGTAACGTCCTGCCACGTATGCTTACCGGCTAAACGCATTTTAGAGTTATATAGATCAATTGTAATATCGTCAAACTCTACGTTTGGGCGGTCAAATGTCATAACCTGTTTGGTTAGTTCTGTTTTTGGCGTTGAAATACCAAAGTTTTCAAATAACACTCTAAAGCGATACTTGAGTTTTGGCATCAAGAGTCCTTGGTTATTAGCACTCTGATCACTTGCCAAAGGCACTGTCATTCTTGATAATGATGAAACGGCCATATATTTTGTCTCCCTTGTCTCAATTATTTATCAAAAACTAAAGACAAAAAAACAGGGCCTTTTGGCCCTGTTTTACATTTATAAACAACAACTTATGTGTCTTGAATTGTTCTGGATGATGCAATATTCCCTGAGGAAATTTCGCCTGTATTTTTAATCCGAACCGGAATAAAAATAAATTCCACTGCTTTTACTGGCTCTATTGCAATATCAACATACAACTCATTACGATCAATACGCTCTGGTGTGTTGTTGCTATTATCACAAACAACAAGGTAATCGTATATTCCTCGCTTGGCTAACAAATCATTCATCAAAGATTCTACAGAACCTTTAATTTCATTTCTTGTGATTGTGTCATTTGGCTCAAACAAGAATTGGTTACCAATTTCACCCAATCTGTCACGAATGAACGCGACAAGTCGAGCAACATTGATACGGTCAAGAGCACTTGGTGTGCCTTGTGTAGTTTTGTTACCAAAGTTTGTGATACCAGAAGCAGGAATCAAGGTAATTGGGTTAACGTTATTTTCGTATAACGTATCCTTAAGACCACCGGTTAACCCTGATTGTACAAATTCTCCAGTATCAACATCAACATATCCTAATCTTGCAGCATTATCTACTGTACCACGACGTGGACCTGCTGGTGCAAGCCATGGATAAGCAACATTATCATTTCTAACAATAGTACGAAGCATCATATGACTTGCTGGCTGAACTACAGTTGCACCTGACAAATCATTTGTTTGACATGCTGGGTAGAATACACCAAGATATGGATCATTTGACGTCAATGCTTCATCAATTCCATATCCATCTGCATCTTCACCATTAGCCCATGACTGAACAGTGTTGCTATCTGGTGACAAACGAAGTGGTGTGTCACCAATAACAAAAGCGGTATTATCACGCTCGTTGTTGAGTGCAACCATGTTTGGAATTAACTCAGGATATCCGGGTGAGGCAATAAGATTAAATTGACGCTGATCCTCTCGGATTTCTGTGTTGCTATCAATTGCAGATTTCATAGCGTCTGTAACTATTTTTCTTACTGCATAACGACCCATATAAGGTGATCCGTCACTTCTATTTCCAGAAACTGTTACCCATGCATCTGGGTTTTCATCAGTGTATGCGGGGAAATCACTGGAATTGAAGTAATCAACCCGATATTCCTTAATATTAAAACCAGAACGGCGAGTATTAAATAATAATGTACCAGATGGGTAAAGATCTGGATCTGGTGCATCAAGATCAAGATTATCACTCTCTAATAAATCAATAATTGAAGCAATATCATCATCTATTGGATCATCTGAGCTATCTGTACTCCAACGGGCATCTGCAAAAACGATACCATCTTGCGTTGTTTGATCAGTGTTGTCAATTGGTACCCACTGGTCTGTTCCTAATACGGAAGTCCAACGATAAAGATCTGGATAATTTTCTAAATCAGAACTGTTTAGCCATATGTCACCATACTCAAGGTCACTGCCGTCACTTTGCTGAGTTGGTGCATTTGTTGACACTATAGGACCGGCTGTATCTGTTAAACTCAGGTCAACGCCCCGTATATCTTCAACGACATTACGGTATCCACGCCATGTTGTGCCATCATGAACCATAATATCAATATCGCCGATGTCAGAATAATACCACTTACGACCGTCATTTGGTGCTTGGTCAGGTTCATTAGAACTTGCTGTGTATTCTAGTGCATCCCAAGAAGAGAGGTACCATTCTATATCACCATTCATTAGCATCTCGGCTTCTACACCGGCTGTTGCAGGTGTTATACCAAGGTCATTTAATGCTGTGCCGACAGTTTCAACAATCTTTATAACTCCACCTTGCGTGTGTGAAATTCTAACTGTTCCTGCTGATGTCACCTCTGCCCGGGTGTTTTCTACACCAGCCGAAGTAAATGCGGCAACAAAATCACTTGGGGTATCACCACTTACTGTAACAGAAACAGGAGAAGTTAGTGTTTGTGAGCCAGCCTGACTAGCACTAATAGTAAACTGAGCATTGGTAACACCTAATGTAGCGTTAGCGGCTGTGCCAGTTATTACCGTTTCACCCACTTGGAAATTGCGATACAATTTATTCGTAAATGTATTATTTTCATTGATATCGTAAAATGTGAATAAAGTATTGATAGGCAAATTACGACCGCCACCTGCAGGATCTAACTTAAAGTAAGATTCTACAAAACTATCGTACAGCGGAGCATTTACTAGATTCCAAACGGCAGAAGACGCATCATATTGTTTGACTGATAAATTTGTACCCTCATTCACAGGAGTAATTTTATGCCAAACTGAACCAGTCGGTTTACTATTTGCTCTCCAAGTTGGTACCTTTGTGTGCTGTGATTGTTGTAATTCTGGAGAAACATATCTTCCTGCTTCAATGCCAAGATCGGCCAAAACACTACCGGAAATATCTATAGCACCGTCCTCTGTGCTGCCATCTGAACTTGCAGTGGAATCAACATAAATTTCTATGCGTCCATTTATTGCAACAGCAAAGACACCTGTAATGCTTGCTGAAGTTATAGCTTCTGATAAACCATCAATCGTATCATCAGGTGATGATGGAACTTGGACTGTTATTCCATTTATTTCAATTGTGTCACCTACGGTAAGGTCAGGGTTTGTTTCGCTACCTTGAACAGTAGGCCAAGATATTTTCCAAGCATCAGAGCCAACTAATACCCATGCATTATTAGCATTTTTAAAATAAACAGGATTATTAGCATTTATTGCTACAACAGCATAGTCACCACGACTACCAACACTGCTTACAGGAATACCAAAAGACAAGTTTGAATCATCTGTGATGTAAAGAGCATCTTTAGAAGTAAACTCGTTTGTTGATGCATTCCACTCAAAAATACCTACAGTTGTTTCTGCTGTATCAAACCACCAACTATTATCGGGTGCATCGCCTGTTGGGCGTGTTAGTGTAGCAGTTAATTCATCGAGGTCAACATCAACTCTTTGTACATAAGCACGGTTGCTGATTCCCAATACTGAATGGGCGGCGAGAAGACCATACTCATTTAATTCAAAACCATTTACTGGACTACCAGAAGCGGTCTGAAAGAAATTTGGATTGCCAAATGTGTTAATTAACTCTCTTTGGCTGCTAATAAGATATACGTTGTTTGCGTTTGATGCGAGTGTGCCAGCCGCTATAGCCGTACCACTCGGATCGAGTTTATTCTCTGCTGTTGCAATCAAAATATACGGTACAGAAGCAGTTGCGGCTGGAAGATAGTTTGATTCATCAATAATCGAAACTTCTACTCCGGGACTGATTAATGCCATGTTTTTGTTCCTCTGTTTGGGTTAATATTATTTATTAAAAATGCGAAAATACAAGGTGTTTGGGACACCTTTGCAAAGGTTTGATTAATAAATATTATTATGAATCGCCCTTTATGTCAGGCATGCAAATCAAAATTAGCTGCTGTTAACTATATTAAAAACGATGTTGTTCATTATCGTTCTAAATGTTATGCGTGTATTCGCAAAAAGCGTGGTATAAAACCAGCACAGCCAAAATGGCAAAAGGCAGGATATAAAAAGAAAACAAAATGTGATGTTTGTGGATTCAGAGCAAAATACTCTGCACAAACACTTGTGTATCACATAGATGGAAATTTAGAGAATGTATCAGTAAGTAATTTACGGACAGTATGTCTGAATTGCACGATTACAATTCAGAAAGGCGATTCGGTGTGGAAATCTGGTGATCTTCAAGCAGATCATTAACCTGATCATATAATTCTGTCAGTGTAAAGTTGTTATATAAAATGTAATCAAACTTGCAACCTGCCCAACCGGATTCACTTTGATGAACATTATTTTCATCAAGATATTGTTTGGCTTTTTCTTGTTGTTCTGCAGAATTTGTCGTATTGTATGTTTTTGCTACCGATAACCACTCTGGATCTTTTCCGCGTTGAACTCGTACAACGATACCACCTTGATTTTGAACAGCAAAAATCTCATTCAAAAATCTACAATCAGTAATAACAACATTGTCTTTGTTGGATCTGAGTTTGTTTTCTAAACTGGCAACCCATATATCATTATGAAAATGTTTTCTTAATACATCAGTGCCCCAATGCTGAAGAACCCAGCGTGGAGTTAGATTGGGAATCTCAAGGCGAGTTGCCCACCACTCATCTATTTCTTCTCTCCACTCTCTACTATGCTGAGTCCGCCCTTCTAACATTTCTCTATCCCATCCAAAAATAGACGAGACAGCATCCTTTAATGTTCTGGCAAAACTTTCTCTACGAAAATGATGAATGTTTTGCAGATAATCTGCAACTGTGTCTTTACCTGATCCAATCAATCCAACCAGTGCAATTACTTTCTTTTCGTTCATTTAATCAACACTTCCACAATATTCATCATTACTGCAGTAGAAGTAATAGCAGAGCCTATCATAATTGCTCTATCACTCCACTGCATACCGACATAGATCCATCCAATGCCTGATACAACATATGCTACCTGTCCCGGCATAGGCAATCCCGCAGAAATCAAAAATACACCAACCACTGCAAAAATCATTGCTCCCCACTTGACATACCAGTCAGGGGTTCCGGTTGGTGTGGTTGGTTTTACACCATCATACTCGGTCTGTAGTTCTTCTAACTCTTGCTTGAGTCGCCGCTTTTCTTCGGCCAGTTCCATGGCAAGTTTGCCAGCCTTGCTCATAGTGCTTTTTTCGTATTTGTCTTTTGTTTCTTTTTTAACATCAGACTCCAACTTTTGTGCTTCCGGCGATTCTGATATATCTTCGGGTTTCATATTATTTTTTCAATACCTAAATCAGTAAAAGTTTGTTGTAGCATCTCAATTTGTCGGCGACAATCTTCCAATGCGTGATGAGTTGTCTGTGGTCGTTTTAATTCTGGATACAAACTATATACCGTTCTTGCATCACGAACCAAATAAAACTTCCATGGAATTGGCATATCATAACTTTGGTATGCATTTTCTAAAATATTAACTTCAAATGTTGGATCATTGATCCACATAAAGTCACTTTGCCATATTAATGGAGACAATTCGGATAGTGCTTCGGGGAGTGATATACGATCATTGTCTGAAAATGCTTCTTCTTTTGCTATTTCAGACTGATTTGCCCACCACTCAACTGTATGCTCTTCTACATTCCTGTCTTTCTGGCTTTCAATACTGACCCGTGCATAAAAGTGTCGCAACTCGCTATAGCTCCGCTTTTCAAACGGGCTAAATTGCTGTGCTGCAATTGTAAGAATGCATGCATCAGGAGTGATTGCCAAGGTTTCTATATCTACCATTATATGCATAATGGTATTAATTTACTACAAGATTAAAGGTTTGTCAACGCTTACGCATTCTTTTGTTAAGATTACGAGCAATACGACTGGCTGGATTTACGCGTTTTGTTTTTTTAGACTTTCTGGCTTGCTGAGGCTTTGTTCTGGCACGGGTTAACTTAGTCCGCTGTGCCTGAGCGATATTCAGTGGCTTAGAGCAGTCCCGAACATCAGGAACTGTTTTGTTTTTTCTCGGTCCAGCCTCGCACCGCCAAGCCATTTTGACTTGCCCTGTTCGTGGGTTTCTTTTCCAAACCATTCGATGTTCAGTGATTATCTCGTCAATTCGCATTTAACCAATTACCCAAGTTAATGGAGCACTACCATCAACAAACAACTTCAAATTATCAATGGCTTTATCAACTTCCTGCTGACCTTCGGCTTTCATAGATGCACCGTTTAGTGCCGTACCACCCTGTGGACCAGCAATTGAGGCAAATTTTTCTCGTGCTTCACCAATAATCATTTTGGCAACTGCAGTCACACAATCTCTGAACCACTGAGAAATTTGAAAATCACTCAATAATACAAATTCTGGTTTTAAGTTATAAGTCCATAGAAGAACTTGTTCGCCATTACCACGAGGTGACCGAACCATAGTCAATTTTTTAGTGACACGGTTAAAAGTATAGTTGATAAAACCACCAAACATTCTGGCAGCTAATTCTACATATTGAGT